ATATTCTCCACGACGTCGTCCTGGATGTGGCCGAGGAACACGGGGGTGTCTGCAGTCTCTGCATCTCCCTTGCCCACCTCCGCCGCCGCACGATAGGCCCAGAATCGCAGCTGTCGCGTCATGTCCTCGTAGAAATCGCGGTCAATCTCGCCCCGCCGCAGCCAAGGAATCCTGTAGAGGGCAATCTTCACGCCGAGGCGCTTACAATACTCCACAAGGAGTCGCGCCTCCTCGTTGCACTCGGGCCTGTTTCCATAGATGATATGAAGGGCCATTACCTCAACGCCTGCCGCCGCAAGGAGTGCAAGCATCACTATAGAATCCACGCCGCCGCTGAGGCTCACAACCCCCTTTCCAGCTGTATAGGGGGTGAGGTGGGCCTGAAGAGGATGGGTGGCGCCAGCGGTCTCTGCGTGATCCGCCCATGGATCCTCATCCTCTGTGTATGCGGCGCGATAGGCCTCAGGATAGACATCGCAGATATCCTCGGGATCGTCAGGAGGAGACAGGGAACTGGCGCCGTTATCAGATGCGGCGGCCCGTGCAATGCCCGCGCGAAGCCGATCCAGTGTATAGGCCTTCTTGTAGGTGTCCATGTAGAAGCGCTGGAGAGTGGGGAAGTCAAGGAGGGTTTTACTGGCACCCTGTGCAGGGAGCCAGAGCTTGTGGACGGCACGGAAGATGGCATCATACTCGCCCAGGTGCTTGAAAGGCATCAGGGCGAAGGTGATCTCTACCTCATCCATATGGCACAGCTCGCGCTGTCGCTGGCGCACAAGGGTAGCCGCTTCCTCTCTATAGTGGCGCACGTCCTCCTCCTGGAGGAGCCCCACACGCTGGAAATGGCGGGAGAACTGGTCCAGATAAATGATCTGCCCAACGAGGTTCTCCGCGGCCCGATCAAAGCACCAGAAGGTATCGCGGATGACTGCATCCGCCTCCGCCTTTGCTGTATCCGTGATAGGCAGCCAGTAGGCGCGGTGTGCCTTCCAGAAGGTGATCACGCGATCACTCTCCCCGTAGGGAAGATCCATGTTGCGGAGCATGTTGCTTGATAGAGGAGTGTGCCGGCCAGGCCAGCGCGGCCCCACGTCAATTTTCGCAGCCCATTTCTGCCCCCCCATTTAAAGGCTGGGCTTCAACGGAAATCCTTCTCTGATGGGGCAGCCTGCCCCCTCCACCCCCTACTTAAGTGAAAACCCTTCTCTGCGTCCCAGTTCCTCCGCCCACGGCTCCAGCTTTCCTTTCACAATCGCAGTCGGCCGGTAGGGCCACGGGCATAAGTACACAGCATTGGACCACGGTCCCACGCGCCTGTGGGCCATGTGTTTGACGCCTCGGCTAGCTGACCATTTCCAGAACAAGCGCTGTCCATCTGCATTCTCTGCAAAGTTCGCGCGCACTTCCATCTCAATCCGCTTCGCCGCCGGCGTCGTAGCCCTCGGCCACGCCCTCTCCAGTTCGTTGCATAGATGCGCGTACCACGCCGCACAATCATCCAGTCGCCACAGTGTCGCTTGAAAGGTGAAGCCATACGTGTCATATGCAGGACTCAGATCAAAATAGTTGGCCTTATCATTCGTGGCGCCCTGTGGGCCAGGGCACGGCATGAGGCGCACCGATGCCACACCCTTTCCAGCACGCAGATAACAATAAGGAGCCCATGATGCATCCCCTGTGCTCAGCAGCCCAGCCTCGCGGTCTACGAGGAAATCTTCTTGGACAGGCAACACGAACTCCCAGCCGCGCGCTGGTGCCGCAGCAGCCAGAGCCTTCAGGGCGGCTGCACGACTGTCCAGGAATCCAGCCTCCTCTACAGGAATCTCTAGGATCTCCACATTGTAATCGCGCGCCACCTGCTGCACGATCGGATGGTCAGGAACCTCCGTCGCCAGCACAACCGTCATGATTTCCGATTTCAGGACATTGTATCTGCGCAGGAGGGTGAAATGGAGGGGCAGAAGATAGTAGTATTTAGGCGTAGAGTTCACGAGGTAGACAGTGCGACCGACAGGATTCTTAGACATTTCTTCCTTTGTATAGGTATCGTCCTCAAAGTCCATTTTCTGCACAGGCAACGTGCTGCCGCCTAAGGTGGGACAACGTCTTCCTCTTAAGACGAGACCAAGATGTCAGGTGCCCCAGGAGTTCCACAGTTCGCAAAACACCCTCTGACGGGTGCACCGATTCGTATCATGACCACGGAGGCGTCCGTATGGCGCGATCAGAAGACGCTCGTCTGGCTGGACGCCGCCGCAATGACACAGCTGGACCCTCCCACGCGCTGGAATCGATGGGATGTTGGAGTCACTTCAAAGGATGTGTTTGAGGCAGCTGACGCCGCAGGCCTGCGCGTAGACGTTACCGTCTGCATGGGAGAGGCCGCGCCCTGGGCTGCCTGGCTGCGCGAAGGAGGGTGGGAGCGCGCGGCGATTGTGGCCGTACCGAAGACCCTCGTGGAGCATATTGGCTATGAGGATCTCATGGCGTTAAAGGTGAAGAATATGATTTGCCTGGATGAAATGCACGATCTCTACCCTTTTGTGGGCCCCGCCTGGGACGGCACGGAGGCCGACGCGAAAGTTCTCCTGGCTCTCGCCCTGCACATGGGGCGCACAGGACCCGTGGCCCCTCTGGCCGGTGCGCGCCCTCTACGCGGCCTTCGCCTGGACTCCGCCATCAGCACCCCTCCCCCTCTTTGGCTCGTGCAACAGTATTACAAACCCGATAAGGCCCGTCGTCGGAAGGAGATTGATGCCTGTCTCCAGGCGAACATTGAGAATCCCATGATTGATCGCATTGTGCTTCTGAATGAGACGGCCTGTCTGCCCGCCGCCTTCCGTGAGGGGGCTGGAGCTGGAAAGGTGGAGGAGCGCGTGATCGTAGATCGCCTGACCTACGCCCACGTCTTCCGCTGGATCGCCGAGTCCGCCCCTGCGGATGCGATCATCGCCTTTGCCAACTCCGATATCTTCTTGGACACGACCTCCACGCGCCTCCTGTGGTCCACCGACCTCTCGCGCAAGTTCCTCGCCCTTCTTCGCTGGGACGTGGAGGGTACCGACGCCGCCGCACAAGCCGCCGCGAAACTCTTCGGACCGCGGGCCGATTCCCAGGATACGTGGATTGTCTCCGCCGCATCCGTGCGCGAGGCCTTCAAGGCCCCCACGGATTTCACCGGCCTGGACTTTCCCTTTGGCCAAGGCGGCTGCGACAACGCCATCACCCTTGAGCTCCTCCGCCGCAGATTCGTCGTGGCTAATCCCGCGCTCACCTTGCGCACCTTCCACTTGCACACCTCCGCCGTGCGCAACTATGACCCGCGCGACATCGTCAGCAAACAGGCCTATCTCTATGTACAGCCCACGGGGTTTCATGACATGCGGGCGGATCAGGGAGAAGTTCCGCGCGAGGCCACCCGCATCCCGTGGCGCCCGCGCACCTTTGCGCGACCTGTGGCGGGACCTGCCAGTGCGGCGCAGCTGCGGACCTTCTGCACGATGGTGGGGCGGGCCACGGGGGGCGCGGTGGCGTTGGACCCTGAGGGGGCGAATCTGTGGGGGAGCGGGGGGGCCGGTGCGCCCCCAGCCCTTTTCAGCGCCAAGGATGTGTTCCAGACTCCAGAGGGGCTGACATTCGGCTACGATGCGATTCACGTAGGGCGGTCCAAGGCTGCTCAAGAGGCATGGGGAGCCTCGGAGCTGAGTTCCATGGCCGCCGCGCTGCCTGTGGGGGTGGCCGCCGTGGCCCCACTGCCTGACACCGTGGCGGGGGATGCTGGGCGCTACGTCCTGGAATATCTCGCGAAGGTGTTTGTGCTGCGAGGGCTCGCGGGCGGGGCGACCCAACCTGTTGAGTTCTGGTGTTCCAGCAAAAAGGAGTGCATTGAGGCCGTGAAGATGTTCCACTGGCCTGCGCGCGAGGTGCCCGTGATCTCCCGCGATGAGACGCGCCAGGCGTGGTGCCGCGAGGCGCTCGTGTGGCCGCACAGCGACGAGCCCGCTGGCCTCCCCTCTCAAGAGGAGGTGGCAGCCCTGCGCGGGGCACTCGGTCTCGGCGGCTGGCTTCCTGTCGCACCGGTTGGCGAGAAGCGCCTCGTTGTGGTCGTTGACGGGGCGGTGATCACGGATGCGCTCGTAGAGGCCCTTGAGCCTATTACGGATGTGGACGTGATTTGGCCCGATCGCACGGAGCTTCAGCACGGCCTGGGACTTCTGCGCGGGGCTGCGGGGCTGGTCGTCGCCGCGGGCTCCTCCTACGCGAGCTGGGCATGGACTCTCCCTCTCGGTGCGACCGTCTGGGAAGTGCAGCCCGAGATGAAGCCGTCGGCGGCGCTCCTGCATCAGTGCGCCGCGGCGGACCTCCATCACCGCCTCTTGATCACTCCAAAGGGAGCCCTGGGTGCGGCGGAGCGCGCAACCATTTCTGAGAAACTCGTCGCGGATGTGCGGCTGATCCTGGGTCTTCTTGGCGGTGCTGCGGGGACGGCAACGACGGCAAAACCCCTTCTTCTGATGCCGAAGGGACACAAGGGATTCTTTGACCACGCGGGCGATTCCTTCCGTGAGACCGCACATCTCTGGGCCCAGCGCGGTTACGTGGAACTCGCGGAGTCTCCCATGGTCAGCCAGATCTGGCTGGGCGCAGTTGGAAAGACGCTCCTTTATGACCGCCCCACACTGGAATGGCTGCGCGCCGCACCGGCCGCAGAGCAGTCCTATGAACTCGCCCTCTTCGGTAATCCTGCGCCGCCCCCTACGCCTTCTGGCAAAGGAAAGGCGGTTCCCTGGACGTTCTGGCCGCGCCGGCCAAATCTCGTGGAATCCCTCGTCGCCCTCGGCCTCCCTACCACTCCCTTTGAAGCTCGCCCTGATGGCCTCGTCTTCTATGGCCGCTCCGAAAATGCGGTGCAGCTTGGCCATCGTAAAAAGATGGACTGGTCCGCCGCGTGCCCCGCGGCCGCCGGCGGCAAGTTCGTGCACGTAGAGGGCACGGGCGCCTACCCTTTTACGCAGGAGGAGTATCTGGCGAATCTGGCCAAGGCGAAATTCGGTCTCTGCTTGGCAGGCTATGGTCGTAAATGCCACCGCGAGGTGGAATGTATGGCCATGGGATGTGTGCCGATTGTGGCTCCAGAGGTGGATATGACGAACTACGCGGAGCCGCCCCAGGTCGGCGTGCATTATTTCCGCGCGGCCACGCCCGCAGAGGCTGCGGCCCTCGTGGCCTCCACGACATCTCTGCGCTGGGCCGCCATGTCCGCCGCCTGCCGCGACTGGTGGGCGCGCAATGCCTCTGTAGAGGGGGCGTGGCGGCTCACGGAGCGCTTAGTTGCTAGCGCCTAAACTGGGCCCTCTTAATTTGAATTAAATGGTTGCAGACTGGACCCTCCTTTTGAGCTTCTTCCCTTTCTACGCCGTCGACTGGGCCTTGACGGCCGCGGGTGTGGTCTCCCCCTATTATCTCTTGCATGCTCTGCATAATGCTGCCGTGGTGGCCCTCACGTGGTCCGATGTGGTGGCGACGGTCACGGACTTTCATGGCCTCGCAGCCTATCCTGCAAATGTGGGGGCGGCGGCACTCGTGACGGGACTACACGTGTATCATATTGCTAAATACAAGGAAAGCTTACGATACGATGATTGGCTGCACCATGCTCTTATGATCGGCGTCTGCATCCCCACGGGGCTCGCGTTCCCTACAACGCCGCTCATGGGGTACGCCCTCTTTTTCACGACGGGCCTCCCTGGGGGCATCAGCTACGCCACCCTCTTTCTCCAACGAAATAGCTGGCTGGGGAGACTCACTGAAAAAAGGGTGAACACGGCGATGAATGTCTGGATTCGGGCACCTGGGTGTGCCTCCTTGGCCGCTTACGTGATGGCATCGTCGTTGTCAGGGGGCACTGCAGATGTGTGGGGCATCACCCTTTCCAGTTTGGCGGCTGCTCTCGTGGCCTGGAACGGCCAGTATTTTATGCAACAGGCTGTCGCCGATCTCGCCAGACGCGAACTGGAGGAAATGCGACACGAGGTCTGATGCAGTCATTTGCAGTAAATAGGGATACCGTAGCCCGCTCATCCTCCTCGCTCTGCTTGCCAGAATGGCTTGCAGCGTAGTGGAGGATCACACGGCAAGTGTCATCCTCCTCATCGCCTCCATGCCCTCCGCCGCCATTTCCGCCCGCCCAGAATCCATCCTTGAGAGGTGCGTGGAGGGCGGCACAACGGGTCGACCGGTGACCGGCCTCTCCACAGACGGTGCAAGCAGATGCAGAGTTCATAGTATCCTTTTGTAAAGGTTAGTATGAAATGGTTACCACATCAATTTTACCGGATGGTACTCAACGGATGGTACTCAGCGCCGCAGGGGGGTTCGGCAGAGGTCTCACGGCCAAGGGAGGAAATGCGATCGTCTTTACAGGCGGAGGTGGAGGGACGTACGGCAACTGCTGGGTGCGATAGGTCCCAATCACCCACGGCTTTAGATTCAAAAAGGCGGCTTTCCACATCTCTACAGGAGCCGCGGAGAATACGGTCTAAGCCCTGGGCGCGTACCTCTGTAGAAAGAATGGAACCCTCCATCGCCGAAGCTGTAGCCCCTGTCGCGAGCGACGTCCCCGCTGCCCCCAGGAGCCGCAAGGTGACCCTCCTCGATGGCCATGGCTATGTAGAGCTGCTCGACACTTTTGGAGACGACTTGACCGTCGTAAACGCCGCCCGCGTATCGTTTGCGAAAGAGGCGACGGAAATGTCCCAGCGCGATGCGAAGCTGGTGAAGTACCTCGCGGAACATAATCATATCACACCTTTTTTTCACCCACAAGTGCGTCTCCGCCTGAAGATGCCCATCTACGTGGCCCGTGAATGGTTCCGCCACACGATCGGCTTTGCCCGCAATGAGGTCAGTCGTCGCTATGTAGATGAGAAGGCCGAGTGCTATGTCCCCGCCCCTGGTCAACTCCGCGAGCGCGATACGAACAAAAAGCAGGGGTCCAAGCCCACTCCTATTGAGGATGAGCCCGCGTGGCGTGAAAAGGTGGCTGCCTTCCAAGAAGGGGCGGTGGCCTTCTATGAAGAGCTCTTGGCTGCGCGTGTGGCCCCTGAAGTGGCCCGCGGTGTGCTCCCCCAGTCCATGTATACGGAGTTTATTGAGACAGGTAGCCTCTCTGCCTATGGCCGCCTGTGCGGCCTCCGTTGTGACCCCTCCGCCCAGGCAGAGATCCAGGCCTATGCACGCGCGGTGAGCGAGCTCCTTGGCCCCGCCTTTCCAGTGAGTTGGGCCGCGCTGGCACCCGCAGCGGATGCGTCCTAGGGGAACGAAGCGTTCCCCTGTGCCCCTTCCTAAATGAGTTGCCCGCGTGGTGCGGGCAACAAAACTTATGCCTGCGGCGCAGGCACCCCTAGTCCTCACAATCTGAATCTGGGCACCTGCGATCAATGCTACCCTGTTCAGCTGAATACCGTCCCACATACTTGAACGTCATGTCGTAGACTTTCTGCTTCTTGGGGTCCAAGTAATAGGAGCGGCCGCCATCCAGGTCCAAGCGCCGCACAGAGATTTCTACGATGTCGTCCACAGGGCTGACGGTGGTACTCTCCACATATGCGGTAGCAAGCTGAATAGGTGTGTGCACTGCAGTTGTCAGTTGGGCAACTGCCTTCTTCGGGCTCCGCTTCTTGGCTGCAGGTTTCGCCACGGGTGAAACAGGGGCAGGCGATGCAGGTGCGGGGGCAACAGGGGCCGCACGCAGCTGTTCAACAACCGTCGGTGGCGCAACCACAGCCGCAGCCGCTTTCACGACCATAGGTGCCTCTACAGGCGCAGCAACCGCAGCAACCTTCGGCTTTCGCCCTCGCCGTCCAAGGCCCGCAGGTGCTGGTGCAGCCTTCATCTCCACCCCAACTCCCTCTGCAGCTTCCACAGCTTTCTTTGCCCTCGCCATAACAGCCTCGTTTACCCTGTAACCCGCCTCCAGCTTTAGGTTAAACCACGCGCCTCCCACAATATGACTCCAGAAGGGCACAGGTTCCCCTATGTACCCATGAAGCAGCGATGGATGCATCGCCCCAATCGCCGTCCCCTTCATCTCCTCCGTCTTCTTTTGCGTCCGCACGTCCCGTTCATAACAGCTCGTGCAGAGGCCTCCTACAACTCCTACCCGATCGCACCAAATCGGCACATGAAACCATGTGTCCCCTCCCTCAAAAGGGAGCATCCACTCCCCCTTTGGAGCATCGCGCACAAGGCGCCCCTTACAACGCACGGCGGCCATTCTATGAGCGGCCTTTGGTAGCCTCCCTCGCCCCCGCCGCCACCGGATAAATTTTAACGGTCAGTCGCCCCCTTATTGCTGTTACGAAACACCATGTTCACCTACCTCTTTCCAGATATTTATACAAAAGAGGAACTCATCGCCAGCATGGACGAGTTTACCCTCTATGGCGGGTGGACATGCGCCCTTGCGCCTCTCACCTACCTTGCCCTGCCAGAGGAAACAGCCTACGCTATTGTTACAGGTCTATCCGTATTCTATATCTGTGTCGTATGGATCAACCTGATTCGCATTCTCTGCAAATAGGGTGTTTACTGTGGAGTTTTTAATTAAGAACGGAATGGGGCGCGATCCAATCTTTATCGCTACCGTTTAGATGGACCAGTCCGATAAGATCCGTGCCCTGCAGGCGAAGACCGTGTTCACGTATTACAAGCAAACGAAGCTGGCAGCCCAGCCTGCGTGCAACTACAGCACATGCAGCACCATTTTTCCAGGATGCCGCGTCAACTATCCCTCCTACGCTGAAAGGCAGAATGTTGTGACCGGTGCAGCGGCCTGCAACGGCTGCACGTCATCTTCCTGCGGCTGTGTAGGGGGCTCCTAAATACCTGTAAATACCCGCTCCCACCAGCCCCGAAAGAGGATAGGGTGCAGCTCCGTCGGCCCCGCCGGCACAACCAGCTCCGCAAGGTCCTCCGCCGAGTGCACCGGCAGCAGCGGCAGGGTAGGCCATTCGGCCAACAAGAGCCTCGTATGTGTGCTGTCCTGGACAATCGCCCACCCCCCTTTATAGAGCGTCTCCCATACCCTGTGTGTGTCCACCCCGTTTCCAGGCGGGCACACAACGGCCCGAGCGTCAGCGAGGGCGGCCTCATACTCCTCTCTCGGCAGAGGATAAGGGATCACCTCCAGCCCTTCCCGCCGACCATGAAGGACCCGCGCCTGTTCCAACCAAACTGGTCGCAGCCTATTTGTGTACCCGCAAAAGGGATAGAGGATGTCCACCGACCTTTCCCCTCCTACAACCCCCTCTACAGTCTCCGCGCCTCCGCACCACCTTCTATCCTTCTCAAAAAGGGGGAGGACACGCAGGCGCCCTGCGAGATCCGCTGGTGGCTCCTCCATCAAGTTCTGTGCCCACAGGGTTACCTGCGGCCAGCGGCGGAGGAATCCAGCCACCATTGCCGGTACAACCGAAATGTCTCCGCCGTGCAGGATAACTAAGCGCAGCGCCGGCCAGTCCGACTCCTCTACGCGCCTCCAGGCGGCCTCCGAAGGAGTGACGTGAAGGCTCCGCGCAGAGGAATACTCCGCGGGCCACATCAAATCCTCCGCGAGGAGCAGCCGCTCGCGGCGCATCCACTCTCCCTCTTCAGCCACCCGTGCGGCGTCGGCCACAGCCCATTCACAGAGACTGCGGAGATATTCAGGGGTCATCGGTTGCACACTAGGCATGGGTCTAAATACTTCTTGCAACCCCCTTTTAAGAGTTCCAATGCCCTCTGTCCAACCTGCAGGTAAGCCCAAAGAGGATCGCCTCAAGGAAACGATTACGATTCTGAAGAAGCTGCAGGAGGTCGGCTTTGCGGAGACCGAGCCTGGATATCAAGAGGTCAAGCGCCTGATGTCCAAGTGGGTACACGATGGTGAGGCTGCCACCTATAAAGTGGAGTTCCCCCGCTATGGCCGTCGCGCAGATCTCGTGCTGCCTGCACGCGCAGACAGGGCCGCCAGTGTGAATCTGAAAACAGTTGCATGAGGCGGCAGCGCTAGCGGCAGCAGCCTAAGCCCCAATCTCCCCCTCCATCAGAATGGCCTCCGTGCGTGCAGGCCTTAGCTCCGAAGGAGCCCTCTACGAAGCCGTCGCCCGCGGCAACAAAGACCTCTTCTTCCTCGCAAAAGATCCAGAGGCCGCCACAAACCCCTTTGAGACGCGCTACGACCCGACGCCGCCTGTGATTCATGAGCTGCGCCGAATCCCTCCACTGAACGGCGCCGAGTTCGGCCGCAGCTGCGAGTTTGAGTTTGAAACCGCCGGCGATATCTTCATCAGCCCCACCGTGCTGATTGATCTCCCCTCGTGGCTCCCGCCTACCGAGGCCGCCCTGGCCCCCACCACTCTTATTACGGATACGGCAACGGGTGCCTCCGCCGGCTACACGAACGGCATTGGCTACTTCCTTTTCAGTAAGATCCAGATCTTCCAGGATAAGCTCCTGCTTCACGAATACAGCGGCGATGCGCTATGGGCCTCTCGTGTCGCGCGCGGTTCCCTCAACTCCGCCTATTTGGAGAATAAGCTCGCGGGTTGGCATGACGGCTCCACGGCAGCCATCAGCGCCGCAGCAGCTCCACAACGGCTGCGCCTGGAACTCCCCTTTTTAGGAGGCCCCCAGCGAGGCTTTCCCAGTATTGCCATGCGTCGCCAGGGCTTCAAGCTCCGCCTGCACATCCGTCCTTTAGAGGAAGTGGTGGAGAGCTCTGATGCATCAGCCACGGCCGCCCCGCGACCCTGGGAGGCCGCCAGTCTCACCGTGGCCGGCCCGACTCCTCGGACATTCAAGCCGCTTGTCCGAACGGCCATTGGCTCCCCCACTCTTCAGCTTGAAACGCGCCACATCTATACTGATGGGGAATCGCAACTCGCCCTACGCAGTGGGTCTTGGGATATACCCTTCGGGCGCCTGTATGAGAACACCTTCACATTTGGCCCACAGGAATATGCTCCGCTGGCGCGGGCGGCCACTGCCGCCGTGACGAAGCGTGTGGATGCTCAGCATCCTGCTGGACGCCTGTTCTGGTTCATGCGGTCGCAAAATGATCTGCGCGCGGGACGTCGCTGGAAAGTGACGGCGGATGTATCCGGTGGCGAATACTATGCGAATGAGTCGCTGATCATTGCGGGGCGTGATCGCGAGACGTTGGCCTCTCCTCTTGTATGGGGCGACTTGACGACGCACGCAAAAGAAGACCGGTGGCCTGGGGCTGGATTTGGGGAAATGTGCTGGGACCTGGGGGCGGGCACAGCCACGCGCGAGCGCAGCGAGCGGGGTGCGCAGCCTGAAGGGACCGTGAACTTCACCACGGCCGACAGGGCCACCCTCTATACAGAACTGGTCGCCGTGCCGCCTGACAACGTTCTCGGCAAACCCGCGACGGAAATGACGGCCGTCGTGGATACGTGGGCCCTTTACAACATTGAGGGCGATCGTGGCGTGCTACGATACGGAAATTAGAGGGGGGCAGCTGTTCCTAAAAATAGGAGAGGCGTCGCAGAAGCCGCCGCGCCGCCGGCGAATCCACCTCCATTGTGCCTGGATAGGGAGTGGCATAGAACTCCACGAGACAACCAATCGTCGGTTGCCGCAGCACCTTGTCATAGGACTGCGGCACGCGACGCACCCAGTGAAACCCTGCAATGCAGAGCAGGTGCAGGAGTTCAGGATGCTGTTGAAGTTGATATGTGTAGACTTGCGTGCGGCGAAAGAGATTCGCATACTCTACGGCTTCGCCCATTTTCTCTAGAGGTAGAGCGCGGCAAACGGTTTAGCCCTTGCCGGCACCGCTAAACCCCGTACGCTAAACGCCGCACGCTAAACGCCGTGCACTCCCGTGCAGCGGCATTTATCCGCCGGCCGCAGGCCGGCTCCTAAACGCCGTAATCATGAAACCGCTCCGCCGTATCACTAAATGACGCCCTCTGCTTTCCCAACCGCTCCTTGAACGCATACCAGTTGCTCGTCGGCTGCAGGCGCTTCCACACCTGGTCATTCGCGAAATCCCAGTGCCGTCCAGTCTTCTGCAGTTCCGGTATCGCCCACTCATACAGCTCAATAAGGCGGTCATACATGCGCGCATTTACTATGTATGCGGAAGCCGTCTGTGCCTCCAGGACTTTCACGAGCAGGTCAGTGCCCGCCACAGGCCCCACAGCCTGCGCATAATAGGCGAGCATGAGCACGTCAAACTCCTCCGCCTGCGGAGCGCTGAAGAAGGCCTCCAGCGCCCCCCAAAACTCCGCTGGCTGCACCACAGCCTGGAAATCGTCTTCCAGCACGAGAACATTCGGAAGCCCACGGGCACGAGCCGCCCGCAGCACCTCCAGGTGAGAGAGTCCACATCCCACAATCCCTGGACGCCGCTCAATCGCCTCAAACCGCTCCGCGACCAGCCCAATCCTCTTCAGCTCCTCCTCCATTTCTGTACGCCGATCCACCCGCCGCGCGAGATTAATATAGAATGCTCCGCCAATCCGCTCAGCCATTCTTCTTTATAGGATGCGCCACAAATCTCTGCCCCCCACGCAAACGCAGGGGCTAAGCACTCCCGCATCTCCCTCTAAAGAAGAAGGGTCGCCCCAGAAGATGTCAGCCTCTACACCTCAATTCCCCACAAATGCACAGCTCCTCGCAGAGGCCCAAAAACTCTCTGCAGGTAATGCCACAACGACCGACATCGCCCGCAATATTCAGACCTCCTATGACGCTGCCCCCCCTCCCTCCGCAAAACCCCGCGGAGAGATTGTCACACTCCTGGACCTCACCCCTCGCGATATCCAGGACGATTATCTCTTTCCTCTGACGTCCGAAACAACCTGGTTTACCCGCGACACGGAGCGCCGTGTCATGCCCTTCACCCCCGTCGTCCAGGAGATCCCCTTTCGCGGCCCCGCCGCCTTCGGCCAACGCTTCTCCTTTGATCTCGGCTCGCTCACCGTGGGCGACCTCCTCTTTGGCACGGCCCTGCAGATTCGCCTAGACCACTGGCTGGATGCACAGACACAGCTCCTCCTCGCCGCTGGTCGTATTCGTTACAGCGAACCCGGCACCGCATGGGAATATGCGAACGGCCTCGGCGCCTCCATCGTTGCCCGCGCTGAGCTGGAGATTGACGGTGACACAGTGGAGACCCTGGACGGCGATTTCATCAACACCTTTGCCGCACTCTTTCCAGACTACAACACACAGGTGGGTGTGGCCTATGATCACCTAGGCCGCATTTCTATCCCCAGGCTCCTTTCTCAGGCACAGCCCCGCCTATGGCCAACAGAGGCCGGTATTCTCCATTGCGTCCTCCCCTTCTTTTTCGGCCGCCAGCGCCGCGCTCAGGAGCCCCTGCCCATGATTGCCATTCGTGAGGGGCTCGTGCGCGTGCACATCACGCTCCGCCCCTTTGAAGAGTGTGTACGACAGTTGCGCGGGTGGCGCGACTCCTGTGAGGCGACTCCTCTCGCCCAGACATTTGCATTTGAGTCCGCAGTGGGAGGCGCCGAGCCCAGGGTGGCAGTTGCCTCCGCCGTTCCCCCCTCTTTCAAGTCCGTGCAGTTGATTACGTACGGGGCGATCCTGGACGGCCCCTACAGGCAGAAAATGCTGCGGGACCCCTTTGAATCCATGCACCGTGTAGTGCAGACCTTTTCCTTTGACGAGCCGCTGAAATACGCGGTGGGGAAGCGCGCAGAGTCCGATAGCATCCGCATCCAGCTCCCCCTGGAGGCCAATCATCCTATAGAGGAGATTCTCTGGTTCGTGCGGCGCAAGGGTGTGCGCGACAACAATGCCTGGACCAACTATACGAGCGTGCTGGAACAGGAATGGCGGAGTGTCAACGGAACAGTGGGGGGCGGCGCGGCCTTAGCGGCAGCCAGGCCCCTTCTTTTGAATGCGGCCCTCCAGCTCAACGGCATTACAGTATGTGAAGCGGAGGAACAGTATTTCCGACAACTCGCGGCGAAGGCCCATCGCGGCGGCTCGGCGGCCTACAACACCTATCTCTATGGCTACCCCTTTGCACGCCATCCTGGAGAGCATCAGCCCAGTGGTACGGCGAATGCGTCCAAACTGAACTCCCTGCGCCTAATCCTGGATGTGCGGCCTCCTGGAGGTGTCCTGGATGCCACATGGGAGGTCAAGGTCTTCTGCATTGGACTGAACTGGATGCGCTATGAACACGGGTTGGCGAATCCCATGTTCGCCGATTAGGTAGGGGAGCAATGTGCCGGCGCTACGCAGCCCTCGCCCCTTCCCAGATGTGTTGCCCGCAAGCGGGCAACGAATCATATGCCTGCGGCGCAAAATTGAAGGGCTACCCTTTGTATCCTTTCCAGTACCCCCATTTTCAACTGACACAATGACATCCACAGTTACAATACGATTACACACGCCCGACCAAAAGGAATCCGAAACTCCTTGTGTTGACGGCGTCCCCCACGGAGTAGCAAAGGGATGGTATCTCTTTGGTTCTCCGCGCTACGAACGAAGCTACGCGAATGGGAAACTTCATGGCCCCTCGCACGCTTGGTACCCCACCTCTATTGGATCACCCCAGCGTGAAACATCTGAAGAGTACGTGGACGGAATACCCCATGGCCACTTCCAACGATGGCATCCTAGCGGCCATCTTCAAGAAGAAGGAATGTTCTCCTATGGCCGGCGTATAGGAGTTTGGACTATATGGCATCACACTGGGCACAAAGCTGAGCGCTCCACGTGGGTAAACGGCGTGCGTGAAGGTGCCTGGGATACCTGGCACACGGATGGCACCCCCGCGGAATCCTGCTCCTACACGGCTGGTCTGCGCGAAGGACCCTATAGAGCCTGGTCGCGGTCCGGTGTGCAACGTGTGTCCACCACCTATAAAGGTGGGCAGCTAGACGGTCGCTACCAAAGTTGGTTTCCAGAAGGACAAAAGCGACACGAATACACGTGCATCGCAGGGCATCGCGAAGGTCTTTCTCAAGGCTGGTATGACAATGGTGTCCTCGCGGAAATATCCACATACGTGGACGGTGCTCAAGAAGGATCCGTCGCCACCTTCCACTCCAATGGGGCGCCGCACGAAACGTGGCAGGTTACCGCCGGTAAACGTGAAGGCCTCTACGAAGCCTGGTATCCAGGTGGAACCCATAAAGAAGTCGGCGCCTACGTCGCTGACAAGCGACAAGGCCCTTTCCAGTCGTGGCACTCAAACGGCCAGCCCCATATCAAGCGCACCTATGAAGCCGGTTTGGAACACGGCCTCTACCAAGAATGGTTCCCATCGGGGACCTTACGTTATTCAGGCATGCGTGTCCACGGGGGAATCGATGTTCGGAGTATCACTACGAATATTCGAATCCCTGATGACTATGAACTTGGATTCTACCCCTACCAACTCGGGGGCGGCCGAACGAAAGAGGAGGATTTCCCTGAACGATATGGGCTTGCGCCCTATCCTCCGCGCGCTCCTTAGTGCCGACGCGTCTGCGCACGACTCCTTCCGCGCCCAGCCCGTCGCGTCCGCTTGGCCCGCTTCCTGAAAATATCTGCAAAGTTGTTCGTGGAATAGCCGTATTGAAAGAGCATGGATTCCCCGGGAATCCGCACCTTTTTGTGCAACTCGGGATCCTTAATGCCGCGCCAGTGGCGCGGATAGAAGAGCTTCATAGGATACATGTGCACGTCGTCCGCTGCCGCCGCACCCTTATCCTTTTGAGCCCAATAGACGCGTGTGACATAGAGGGGGCCCACGCGACGCCATGCATGCGCCCCGCGCTCACGAACAGTGGCGTGCTCCACAATGCCGTCTATCATGGCCTTTAAAAAGGGGTGACCCGCCTCCGCTCCAATCGTTCCATTGGCGATAAGACGCTCGCCCCTCCTTCCCTGCAGTTCGGGGCCGAAGTTGTCCACTCCCTTTGTGCCCTTCTTGATTTCCTCCCATGCGAAAAAGACGGGGTGACGATTCTTTTCCAGGAAGCTAGCAAACTTCGCCGGTTTCATCATCACGCTGTCGGCATCAATATAGAGGCCACCATGTTTGTAGATGGCAAGGAGGCGAATCAGATCCGCCTTTCCAGCGAGCTCCTTGTCAAACTCGCGATACAGGGCCCGAAGGCCAGGGACGGTGTCCCAGGGCAGCTTCGCCGCCGCCGCCTCGTCCCAGAGTCTATACTCGTATCCGTGCTCGGTGGCAAAGTCGCGCACGGTCTTCATCCATTCTTCTGGTCGCGGATTGGAGCCGAGCCAGACTTGGTGAATCGTGCGCTGGATTCCCGCGCCGGTTGTTGCTGCAGGTGCCATCCCCTTCTTATTTGGAGGGAAGAGTTTCCCTTGGAGCATCAAGAGGGGTTCCGAGAATAGTGTCCAGCTCCACCATCAGGGTTTCAAAGTCATCGTCTACTTTTCTTGCTATGAGCACTGGCTGTTCCTGCGCTGCCTGAAGAGGGGGTGGCTGGCGACTAGCCTTCGGGTGCAGTCGCAGCCGAAGCCGCATCCATCGCCATGCTCGTCGAAACAGCTCTTTGCCGCGACCGCGCATCTTATACGGGGGTTGCACAAGAAGTTTAGCCCGCGCGCGGAAGACCATTGCGTTCGCGCAGGTGTTGCTCCACATTCCAGTCGGGCTTTCGCATCAATTTCCTTGCCCCGTCAATCTCTACCATGGCATTGGTGGGAGGTATATAGTAGTAACTATAGGGGCCTGCATAGTCGGAGTTTAACTTCTTTGCAGCGGGTCCGAGTGCACGCACGAGCCCTTCCATACTCCCTGCAGGTGCAGGAGGCAGCGCAGGGGCAGCAGGAGCAGGGGCAGGAGCAGCAGGCTCAAAAGGGGTGAAGGGCGCGAAGTTCATTCTGGAGCGATCCAAGATTCCTAGCGCGGGGGTGCGGACGCGCACCCCACACTTAAGCACAAGCTCTCCCCTCCCGTTAGATGGTGGCCGCACTCCTCCGTGTTGTCCATGGGGGCATGCAGGATAGTAAACTCTTAACCCGCAAGGGTCGACCAGACCCCCGCTTTTTCGTCAAAGCCTTCGTGCGCGCCGGCCGCTTTACGACCCAATGGGCGCGCCTGGACTTTGATACGCGCCCCGCCCTCGGGGCCACGGCCACGATTACGTTGCCCCGCAAAGGGCACCTCATCAGTCGCCTCTACCTCGTCACCACGCTGCCCGACATTGCTGCACCCCAGCTCGCCGCCCGCGCCTGGTGTCAAGCCAACGGTAAGACCTTTGCGGGCCCCACCTTCGGCTGGACGAACTCTATCGGCCACGCCCTCGTGGCCAACGCCGAAGTCAGCATCGCCGGCTCCCGCGTGGAGTCCATTGATGGCCGCCTCCTGGAGGTGCTAGATGAATACTACACTCCTCTTGAGAAGGTGCCCGTCATGGATCGCCTCCTGCAGCGCAACTCCACGGGCTATACGCCAGCCTCCGTGGGCCGCGACACCGTCACGCGCGCCGTCACGCCCCTCCCCTTCTGGTTTTCCAACGGCGATGCAGGTACGTTTCTCCCCATTGACGCCATCCAGGCGGATCCCGTCAAGGTCTCCGTCACCTTTGCAGCCCCTGGCACCCTCTACACGAGCACGGCCCAGGTCGCCCCGCCTCGCGCGAGCTCTAACACAGCTCCTCCCGTCGGCGGCGAGGCCTATTTTCCTATCGCCGGCTCCTCCTTCCTCTATGCAGCCCCTGACCCCGCCGAACAGGGGGTTGATGTATCGGGGCTCAACGGAAATCCGGGGCAGGCCACCCGGGTTTGGTACGTGCCGAATACCTTCATGCCGTCGGCGGCGGACCTGACCGTGTTGGGGGATACCTACCTCATGGCGGAATATGTATATCTGGATCGGCCAGAGGCGAACAGATTCCGCACGGCGGACATCCAGGTGCCTGTACTTCAACACTATGCAGTTGAGCCGACGGATACAGTGGGCTCGGCCGCGGTGAACTGCTACCTCAAGATCCCCAATCCCACGCGCAACCTCTTTTTCTATCTGCAGAGGTATGAGGCGCCGTATTGGAATGCGCCATTCCTGGCCACGCGGGATTTGAGCGGGGGGGCTCTCGGTCTGGATGCCTCAGGGGGGCTCACGCCGTGGTGGCCTGACGCGTCGGCGATTGACCCGCGCGTCTACGCGGAACTCGTGCCAGCGTTCGTGGACCGTCCCTCGGAACCGCTGGACAGCATTCAGCTCGTCTACGAAGGGAAGCTCGTGCGCTACAGCACGTCTGCGCCCTCCCTTTTCAGATCCCTCATTCCCTCCCTGGAACAGCGGAAATCGCCCTGGGTGAATCGCTACATGTACAATCTCCCGTTTGCGCTCCAGTCGGGCCACCTGGCTCCGTCACAACCGTGTGGGGAGGCGAATCTGGACAAGATTGTGAACATTAATCTGCAGCTGGGTCTGCGGCCTTACGCAGGATACTCAGAGGCCACTGCGGTCCCTCGGTATCGTGTGTATGTGTGGGCGGAGACGTATAACATGCTGCGCATTTATGGCGGTCGCGCAGGGATGATGTTTGCGTATTAAGTGCAGTGTATTAAGCTCCTTGCTGCAGCAGCCACGCCACGAGCCAGCACTTGCTCCAGGAGATCACATGCCAGGCCGTGTGGCCGATCTCGTAGGACACAACACCCTTTTCAGCCATCCAGTCGCTCAGCCGATTCGTAGCGATCGTCAGCACATTCGCATATACCACCGTTGCAAAAAGAGCAGGCCCTCCCTGTGCAGCGAGCAGGAGGTCTGCGAGCGTCCAGGCGCCAGCAAGGCCATAATCCAGCCAGAAGAGCTGGCCATAGGGTTCTCCCCGTACATGCCATGCGACCGATGCACAGCTGCTTGCTGCAATCAGGGCTGCATAGAGTTGTAAGGCTACTCGTTCCTCTAGAGGGAGAAGGAACCAAATCGCTGCAAAGTGGGGGAGTGTGGAGAGAATCACCGCGCGCATCGTTATAATAGCGATGCGCCCAGTGTTTAGATTCGCCGCCTTTTTATCGCCGCGTCCCCAGGCGCTTCCAGCCCAGCCATACGAGCACCGCCGCACTCAGCACCACGAGCCCCGCGGCACCCACCCGCGTCCTATCCGCGTGCGCCAGCACGATAAGCTTCTCCTCTGAAGTTCGGAATTCGCGCCCATAATCAACTTCGCGCCCCTGAATATCCGAGGCGGATGGCCTCTGCAGCGCAATATGTCCCGCCGGCACTGCCGCAATGCGCATGGCTCCAGAATAATAGACATCTATAGGCCCGTCGCGTTCAGGATTCCAGGCCGCGGCGGTCGCATAGGCACTAGTATTGAGCACATAGAAGTGCAGGGCGAAGCCCTGCTCCACCTCAAGAAGGCCTTGCCTTGCGGCTCCTATGCTCCGCACAGGCCCCTCTACATAGGTCGGGCCGCCCAAGAAGATATCCCATTCGCCGCGAGTAGCCCAAAGCGCCTCGCGCACAGCGGGCCAGCGCCGCGCGAAATCCTCCGCGGGCTGACAATCGGTGTCGCCTACCCTCCCGCAAGCGGGCGTGCAGTCGTCTTCCACGACCAGCACCCAGGGAAGCCCCCGCGCCGCAGCCTCACGAGCAATCGCCACATGCGATGCCCCACACCCTTTCCATCCCTCCGCGTGCTTGATCGCTGAAAATCGTTGGAGCTGGAGCCCCGTTCCTTCAAAGGCGCGCTGTGTGTCCTTCCATTTATCTGGCCGAGAATCCAGATTAATGCAATAACATGGTAAATCAGGAGCTGCGGACATCCCTCTTCTTCTTACTGAAGAGGGGATGTTTTTCACACCACGGAGCCCTAAAAAGGAGAGAGGCTCGCCCACGAAACACCAGCACCTTTCGTTACCGTCTTTCCCTTTCCACTACCATCCGTAGTCGCTGCACCTGACGAGGAGGCCAAGAGAAGAAGGGATGTATTCGCCCCCGCCGTCAGAGGTGCGGCAGGGCGCGTGAAGTTCGCCGTATAGAGCGCCTGCCCCTTTGTCCATCGGAAATTCGTGAGGTAGCCCTTGAAGGCCGCGCCACTGGAAACGGACGTCTCATTGCCAATGCGCAGGGCTTCCGTAGTATTATTGAAATTCACGGAGTTGCTCAGTGTGCTACCAATCTGCGTGCCGTTTTTAAAGATGCGCAGGCTCGTGCCCGCCCTACTGATGGCAAAATGAATCCAGGCGCCGTTATAGTTCTGTCCAGACTCAATCAGATTGGCACCTGACATCCAGGCGTAAAAGGCGCGCGAGGAATCAGACCCCTCTTGAGATACCGCGATAGACTGTCCTGAGTAGGAGCCAATGGAAAACAGGCGCGGATAGGAGTTTCCCACGGCGGTGGAATACTGAAACCATTCAATCGTGAAATCGCCCGTGCCGTTGCGGAAATCGGCGTCGTTTGCGATGGATAAATTCCCCGTTGTAGTGCCGTCAAAGAGAAGGCTGCCTCCAACGGGTGCCGCAGCCGCCTGTTTTGGACGACCGTATCCAAATACCCCTCCAGCCGAAGATACAAAGGGCATTGCCTTACCTACTCTAAAGATAGGTTACTGTTGCCAGATAAATCGTCCCAATAGGGGGGTGTCTTCGGCGAATAGGCCGCGACAACAGCGGGCTCTGTGACAGGCACAGGCGCAGTGATCGGCGCCCACATACCCTTTTCAGCATCATAAAACACGGTGCGCACGGCGCGCTGCAGAGTGCCAGGAGGCTCCGTGGAGCTGCTGGGTTGTACAGGCGTTGTCCGCGGGCCCCATGTAGTACCCCCCTTTCCAGGGCGATAACTCTGAAAGGCGTTGGGAAAGGTGCTCGCCGCCGCAACACCCTTTGCACTAAACATCCTCTCAGCTGCCAACTGCTCCGCCGTGCGCCAAATCCTCTTGGGCACCCCCTGTCGCCGCTCCAGTTCATCGTCATCTAGAATAAGGCAGTCAGAAGAGGGCGCAGCGGTAGCAGGCGCGGCGGTAGCAGGACGTGAGGTAATCTCTGCATAGGAGGGCATTGTGTGTGGGGTCCTGTATAGCTATAGTGTCAAGGCATTAAGCGGTATCGCCCAGTGCTTAAGTTAAGCACCCTGCCCTATTAAAATTGACAGGTAATGAGCAAAGCAGAAGCCATACCAACCATGTCCTCCCTTCTTATCGTAGAATCGCCTGCCAAGTGCAGTAAAATCCAGGGCTTTCTTGGCCCAGGATGGCGTGTGATTGCCACGATGGGGCATATCCGTGCTCTAGAGGAGGATCTGGAGGCTGTGGGGCTCACACGAGATTTTGAGCCCCGCTTTGCGTTCTTGAAAGAGAAGTCCAAGGCCATCAACCAGATCAAGGAGGCGGCGGCGGGGGCGAAGACGATTTATCTCGCCTCGGACGATGATCGCGAGGGGGAGGCCATCTCTTACAGTGTCGCCGTGCTCCTCAAACTGGATCCGGCCACGACCCCGCGTGCCGTGTTTCGCGAAATCACTGCGACGGCCGTGAAGGCCGCCGTGGCGGCCCCGCGTCGCCTTGACATGGCGCGCGTGCACGCGCAACAGGCGCGGGCTGTCCTGGATATGATGGTGGGCTTCACCATCTCCCCTCTTCTCTGGAAGTACGTAGGACAGGGACTCTCTGCGGGGCGGTGCCAAACGCCGGCCCTGCGCCTTCTCTGTGACAAGGAACGGGATATCAGCAGCTTCAAGGCCGATACCAGTTGGCGCGTGAGCGGGATGTGGTCTGCCGCAGGGGCCACAGGAACGGCTACCCCCATCCCCTTTCCAGCGGATATGGTGGAGGAGCTAGAGGACCAGGAGTCTGCCCAGAACTATATGGAGAATCTCCACGATGATGCGGGGGGTACCGTGACTGCAGCGTCCACCAAGCCCACGACGGAGCAGCCCCCCAAGCCGCTCATCACTTCCACTCTTCAGCAAGAAGTCTCCGCAACAATGGGGATCCAGCCGAAGAATACGATGCGCATCGCCCAGCGCCTCTATGAAACTGGCCATATCACCTATATGCGAACGGATTGTGCTACTCTTTCGGAGGAGGCGCGCCTAGCTGCAGAGGGGTGGGTGCGCCAGCACTTTGGGGAACAGTATGTCGCTCCCGCAGCGGGGGCTGCTGAAAAGGAGAAGGTGAAGGCGACGGCTTCTAAAAAAGAGGGGGCGGGGGGGAACCCTCCCCCCCAGGAGGCGCATGAGGCCATTCGTCCTACGCACTTTGAGCTCACGGATCTTCCCGCTGATGAGGACTGGAACGGATCGGACCGCAAAGTCTACAAACTCATCTGGAATCGCGCCGTGCAGAGTACGATGGCCGCCGCCCGTGGCGAGCTCCGTACCGTGGATTTCACGGCCGCCGGCGATCCTGGCGAGTTTCAGTGGCGCGCTCAGTGGCGCCGCACCACCTTTCCAGGATGGCGTCGCATCGGCGCAGCGGCCACGAATCTGGATAAGGAGGATGGGAGCGACGATGAAGGTGCAACCAATACACCTGCAGCCCAATGGTCCGCCGCACAGGCTCTTACCGTCGGCACGGCTCTCCAGTGGCGCAGCCTCTCCGCCGCACCGTTTGAGTCCAAACCACCCGCACGATACACGGAGGCTACTCTTGTTCGTGAGCTAGAAAAGCGGGGCATTGGGCGCCCTTCAACCTTTGCCCAGCTCGTGGGGACGATCATGGACAAGGCGTATGCGGAGAAGCGCGACACGGCTGCGCGCGAAGTCAAGGTGCCGCGGCTCAGTCTGGAGAAGCCTGGGCAGTGGCCTCCTACCTCTGTGGAACAGCTAAAGAAGGTGGGTGCGGAGCGTCAGAAGCTCGCGCCCACGGCCCTTGGGCTCTCCGTCGTGGAGTTCCTGGAGCGGGAATTCGCCGCCCTGTTTAACTACGAATTCACGGCCAAAATGGAGGGGCGCCTGGATGCCATTGCTGGGGGCGCCGAGCAGTGGAAGCAGCTGTGTCGTGACACGTGGGCCTCCTATTCGGCGAAGTTGGAAGCCCTGAAGGCGGGTGCTGGGCCTGCAGGAGTTGCAGGGGGGGCCGCGCGCGAGCGTCACTTTGCGGGGGGAATCAAGGCCGTGCAGAGTAAGAAGGGCCCGCTGCTTCTTAAGGAGTCTGTAGGGGTCGGTGGCAAGAAGGGGGATGCAATCTTCTATGGCTGGCCCGAGGGTGTGGCGTTCGGCGCCATTACAGAGGAACAGGTGGTCGCATTCGTAGCGGCCGCCGCCGCAGGCAAAGCTGGAGAGGGAGTGGGGACCTGGGACGGTGAACCGATCGTGAAGAAATCCGGCCCCTTTGGAGCGTATGTGGAGTGCAAGGGGGTGCGAGTGCCCTGGACGGATGCTGATACGGAGGCCACTCTGGTCGCAAAGTTGGAGGCGAAGGGGGCGGCCGGCGGAGCCCTGCACACGCTTGGCCCTTTCGAGTTCAGACGAGGCCCCTATGGAGTCTACTTCTTCAAGAAGGAGGCTGCAGGGAAGGCGCGCAAATTCGTGGGGCTGCCTGAGGCCGTGGATCCGAAGAAGTTGACGCTGGAAGCGGCGACCAAACTCTTTCAAGATGGACTCCAAGCGAAGGCGCGGGCAGCGGCGTTCGGTGCAGCAGGGAGTGGGGGTGGGACCCATACAGGGGGTGGCGGAGGCCGTGGAGGCCGTGGAGGTCGCGGGGGCTTTCGCGGTGGGCGTGGAGGAAGAGGAGGTCGTGGAGGCAGGTCTTAACTGCACAACATACTGACTAACCTAAGCACTAAATATTATATTCTTTGCCAACTATATAGAGATGGCAGGAGGCGAATCAGGTTACTCTGATATTTTATATAAAGATGCCGATATTTGTATCTTACACCCTAGTTCTAAAAGAGGAATAGAAATATTTACTATATCAAAATCACACAAAATCTGTGAAGAAGGCCTGTTATCATATAATGAATTACGGAGACGTCATCCCGAATATGGCCTTACAAATCGCAGTACATCTCATGCAAATGCTAGACACGATGATTTAATATTTTTTAGAGCACCATACAATAGCGATATTAGATCATTTAAATCATCATATGATAATAAATCGCCAGAAAAGTTAATCGAAACATCCTATAGTCAGACTGCAATTGCAACCATACGGATTGATCCAGATAAATCATTTGTATATTATAGTGAATCACGATCTCGCGGTAATAAAAGTGATATTTACGCATCACGTTTACCGATGAGAGATTATTTAGATAGGGCTATTCCATTGATAAAGGGTTTTGGCAGGGGTGCATTAGCAAATGTTTACACTAAAGATAAAAAATTAAGCAATAGTTTGATGGAATATTCCGATACGCATGGTGCTACTGTTAGTCGTTTTTTCGAAACTGTTGCTCATATTCCTCATATTCCACCTGAATGGTTTGTGAGCTGCCATAAAGCTGGAAAAGTCACTAATAAAGGAAATAATACGACACGTAATACCAGGACTGAGAGTAAGAAGGAGGAGTCAAAGCCTGCAAAGATGAAGTCATTCCAAGCTGAGTGGCTGCTACGACCACAATATGGTGATGAAGTGCCAAAATGTCCAACATGTGGCGCGATAGGTGGATCAAATATAAGGCATTTTCAACATCGGTATGGTTGTCCATACATTGGGATACCACCCGCTCCAAAAGGCGGTGGTAAACATTCCAGGCGTGTCACAAAGAGGCAGAGAAAGTCTGGACGCGATCGTTAGGACAAGGCTGTAGCTTCCCTGAAAAATTGATGCAAGCGCGTCCCCCACCCCTGCGATTATCCCCCTCTCCAGTAGGCACCTCACTAGCAATTCTCAAAATGCAGCAGCCTAAGACATCCCTTCTTAACCTCGTCACGTATGCTCTGAGCACCGTGACCTCCAATCCTGTGCTCCCGCGCTGGATCCAGGATATTCAGGAGGGCACGACCGCCCGTGCGAAGACACCTCCACCCCGCAAGGGATCTGCACATGATATTTGTATCCACATTGAGCCAGCAAGGGCTGGCACTCGCCACCGGCAGCCTGTTGCGCACAACTTCTAGAGGGGGCTGCCCGCAGGCCGCTCCCATATCCTCCCTCTCTACAGTACCGTCTAGTGCTTAAATTTAGCACCCTGCGGTAGAATGGAGGCCGCAAGTCGAGGTGCAAAATACATGCTGGAAGCCTTCACGGAGGAATCCAGCGTGGAACATGCCCTTTTGCGTTTTACCCTCCAGCTGGAAGCCGACTACGCGGATACACAGGACATTACCCTATTTGTCTTCGCCCTCCGCTCCTTTTTCATGTGGCATCGCGCCCCCGAGCTCGCAGCCGCGCCTGACGCCGTCAAACGGGTTCAGGATACGTGGATTGCTCAAAATGAGGGAATCTATTCCAACTGGCTCACCTCCGCGGAGGATGACCCGGAACTTCTGAAGTGGAGCAAATGGACCTTCCAGGCGAAGATGTCCATCCTCAAGGAGTTCGTGGAAGGACTCAAAAAGTAGGGCAGCAACCCTATGAGAATGTCACCTCCGTATTCACGGGCCCTTCAGGAAGCACTGACCTTGACGAGGCCACGGAGGCCCCTGAACCCATGCCTGTCACTATAATCTGATTCACAGATCCCTCCGTGCTGGGACTGGATGGAGGCGCATCACCACCCCCAACAGTCACAGAGACTTCTTCAGGCTGCAGGGCAGGTGTGTTCACTCTAGGAAGCTCCATGAGGCCGCGCCCGCTGCCACCAGTGGGTGGCGGAGCCAGCACCTTCTTCCGCTCCGTCAGGAGCCTGCGCCAATCCGTCTCCAGGGGCGTCATTACGCTCCGTGCATCCTCCTCCTTTGCAGCTTCAGCCGCCTCCACGGCCGCCACGGCGGCCGGCACAAGAGCCTGCGCAGCCGCCGCCCCCGCCTCCTTTCCAGCATCTCGGCTCGTGCGCAAAATCTCCTGCAGGCGCGCCTCTACTCGTGCCTGCATCTCCGCCTCAATCTTCCTCTCCACCGCGGGAATGAGCTCCTTTGCCAACGCGGCCTTGCGGTATTTGAGGAACATCGCCGCATCGGCAGTGATCTTGCCAAGGCGCGGCTTGCTGGAATCATACACCCGTGTGTGCTCAATCCCATGACAGATATCTGGGACCTTGAGGTTCGGAATATCCTTGAACTCCTTTTCAAAGGACACGACGACCGCATCCGGAATCGGCGGGGACTGTTCAATCAGGCGGTCCAGATCCTGACGACAGATCTTCAAGAAATCCATTGCGTCTATGCGCTCATCGGGATGAATGGCGAGCTCCACGGTCACCTGGCGCTGGAACTTCCCCCATGCGATGCTGGCCACGCGATGCGCCTCCGATTTCTGCGCATACTGGAAAAAGTTGCCGAGCGTCGTCAGGATTCCTGCAAAGATGGAGATGCCACCAATGCCGGCGGAGATGTACTTTTTCATTTTGAGGTCATCACCTGGCACGAAGGAGTCAATCGCAAAGTTGGCCGTTCCTGTGAGGGTAGACAAGATAATTACTGGAATCGTGATCCACATGTTGGAACGCGAAAAGATGTTTCCAGCCTTGTCGTTCAGCCATTTGTAGCAGCCGGCGATATCCGCCCACTCGGCCATGAGGCGCTCCTGCTCTTTGGTCCATCCGTTCAAGAACTTCTTGATCTGATTGCCCGATACGTCGCCTGGACCCGAGGTGCTTCCTCGTCGGCTATCTCCAGCCCTTGGAGTCCCCTGTGCAGACATCTTTACTTAGTCGCCCGATTTTCCGCAGGGTCTTCTACAGTCACACCCCCTCGTGTGTTCTTGTAGTTCAGAATCCCCCTATCCAGTTTCGGACGCAGCACACCATGCACGACGCGCCCTGATCTTGTCTTGGGGCCTATGCGGCGATAATGGCTCGCGAGATTCTCTGGCACATGACACGCGGAGCAGCCATTCTTCTTGTGCTGGCTCGTATTGGATTCAACCGCCCGCGCCTTGTTGCTCTTCTCTACGATCCCTCCAAAGGGGATGAAGACGTCTTCATGCATCAGCATGGGGAGCTCGTATAGGATTGACATGATGGACATGTAGTGATCAATATGCATATCAATCGGATAGACCTGCTCCAGGAGTTTCTTTGCCGCCGCGCGAGTGATTACATAGGCGTGCATGGCTGTAAAGGAGTGGATGCGGCTCCATGGCCCCGTCAGGGGCTCGTAATGCATGGTCGGTTTGTAGAGGCCGAGCAGCCAGATTTGCGCCGTAGGAGGGATCGTCTTGGCCACGGCGTTGATGGCCTGCAGCTGGTCCATTGTGAAACGCGCGTCGTCCTCCATGACAACCGCGTAGGGCGCGCCAGAGTCCACGATGCGCTGCCAAACGGTGGCGTGGCTAATGGATGCGCCGATTGCGCCGAGCGTGGCGATCTCGCGATGCGTGCGGCGATCATTCCGCATGATATTGATGCGCGAATACGGGGCGATGCGTTTGTCGTGCAAATAGTCCAGGGCCTTGCCGTTGATAGCATTGAACCGGTGAATCTTGAGGGCCTGCACGGCGGGGTCCTGCTCCGTGAACGCCTTCCAGCGATCGGCGCGGGCCTTCAAGTTGATCACGTAGACGGGTGTCTGAAAAATGTCCAGGTCCTGCAGCCCTCCTGCAGGTACCCCCCCCCTTTTCAGTTTTCGTGTTTTGCCCCGTGGCGCCATTCTTGAAAGGGGGGGATATTTTACTTCCTGGAGCGGCCCGTCATTTCTTCGCGAATCGCGTCCACATGCTCTTGTGCACGACGGAGGTCCTCTTCCCACTCTTCAAACTCCACTGCTAGGGCATCGGTGGAGAGATCGGCCAGAAAGCGACGGAAGTTCGGACGAAGGCGGCTCATCTCTACAGGAATCCCTACAGCAATAGGGGACATGCTGCGTGCGGTGGGAGGTGGTGCAGACGTCCCAAAGGGGGGTGTCCGTAGGCGAAATCCCTTGCGAGGAGAGGATGCTTCAGAGGAGGGTGGAGTCGGCTCCACGTGATCGCGCCCGTCGGGCCACAGCGTCATCACGGAGGTATCTCCTTTAAAGAGCACGAGACCACCGCGGATACCGAGAACACGGTCATAGGGTGTGCCATTCACCTCTCCAGGTTTGACGGGAATGATGGCACTGGATACTCGCGCGGTGTCCACGAGCATTGCATACGCGCGGGAACGCTGCTGCCGTTGGTGCGTCTTCTGGATATAATAATCGGGTGGGTGGGGACAGGCATCGCCGGCAATAGGGGGCATGCGCTCCCCTGTTGCCAGAAAGTGGAGTTGGTCCATCGTCTGAAAAGACGGCACATTGGTCATGCTAGGGAGCCTGGGTGGGGGAATGGTGGACATCTGAGAAGAGTGTGGTATTTCCTATAGTCGGTACCCCTCCGCTGTCAATTTTCATTTGCGGCTGCGGGTGCTCCTGCGTGCCTTGCGCCCACCAGAACGCCTGGTGCTGCCGCCCCTGTGTTTGTAGGCTGCATATCCCGCAATGCGGTGCATCCTGGATGCTGCAGCAGACGCCACCTTTGCCCGAGCGCGCAACTCTATCACCTGTCCTTTTAATTGTTCCGCTTGCGCCTCAAGTCCTGTCCTACCGCCAGCTGCCCCTGCTGGAATGCCTCGTATCTGAAGACGAAGGTCGCGTTCCTGATTTGCTAGACGAATATACGCACCATATGCCGCATCGGCTGCGTGTTCAAGTTCATCTGCGGTTCCATTGAGATCTGCAAGGGCCACTTCCACAATTTCAGCGGCCACATCTACAGTATCGTGTACACGTTGTACAGCACCTTCAAGCAATCTGGTCGCCTTTTGTGTAGTACTCTTAGAAGCTGTTTTCAGAGAGGTTCCCAGTGCACTCGCACCTTCCTTAAACCCCTTCAGCGACATAAACTGCCCCTTTGGATTATGCGCCCTCCCTTTTGCATTTATACGAATCGCTGCAAGTGCAGAAGTTACAGAACCAATCGCTGTCACTGCCCCTTCTGTGAGGACCTCTAATCCCCCTGCCTCTCCAGCCCTCGCAGCAGCTTCTGTCCGCGCGCTACCTAGGATACCCCCTGGTGTCATTCCTGCAACTTCCCTGCATAAGCCCCCAACTTTCAAATCTCTTGGAATCGTCCCAAACTCCCCCTTTATAGGATTCAGCTTCCAGGCAGCGTATTTTGCAGTCCATGCAGCTTCGTCCAGTACTCCCAGGGCCCTTAGTGTAGTATTTGCTCCAAGGACTCTTCCTGCAGCAGCCGTTCCTAGATTGCCTGCCATCCCTCCGTTCTACTTACTTCCTACAAAAAGGGTGCGCGGCTGCCTGCAATCCATTTTGGGCATTACTGCATCACGCAGCCGGCGTGTGCTGTGGGCCATGAGAACGTTTCAGCAGCAGCTGCAGGCCGCGCAGGCTCCGCAGCAAGTCGCCGCACATAGGTCGGGGCATGTGTACGCACCGCTCGCTGTTCGGCGCGATAGCGCTTGAGGGCGGACCACATGCGGCCAGCACGCTTCTGGAGGACTGCATAGGAGGTACCGCGGTAGAGGTCGGCGATCTGCATCTCGCGAAGAAGCGCGCGGTAACTCGCGGCGTCGCAGTGGCGCGCGAAGGCCGCATCAACGGAACGGAGATTACGAAAGAGGAACATTGTGGATGCTATCTTGGAATACAAGGGGGTAGCTGCAAAAATAGGGCGCACACGTTTCAATTTTTGCATCCTCTCTACTTCCCCTTTTTAGCCGCAGGCGCCTTAGTCGCCGCCCTCTTCTCCATCATAGCCTCAACCTGTCGCACGCGCTTCTGACTGTAGGGGTCGCCGCCGCGATCACGGTCGCGCCCCTTCATCTCCTTTCTAGTCTTAGGCTCGGCGTGATCCATTTTGCGTCGCGTGAGTGATACTGATACTAAAAAGATGGGGGGTGTTCACCGCCTTCAATTTTCCACAGGGGGTCCCTAACAGTCCTCAATCACAAGCTCTTCAATAGGGGTATTCGGCGGAGAAGGTTCTTGCTGGACCTGTTGAACGGCTGGAGCCATGAACTGGAGAGGGGCGGAAGGACGACGGAGGGGTGTGCGCGAGCGCCCGTGAATCGGCTGAAGAGGGAGTGGAGCGGGTCGCGGTGCCGTAGGCACAGACTGAATGGCGTTGGACCACGCGTCCACGGCCTTCATGGGATCTGCACCTGCTGCCTGGGCCGCAGCGGCAACAGAGCGCACACAGGCGCGATGAGCTTCCGCGTCGCCTTGAATGACTCCTCTGCATGTGGGGCAGATGCTGATTTCTGCATCAGCATCCCGCCCCTCTTCAGGTTCACCAACCGACTGTACAGGAGTGGGCGGGTCCCAGTCGCGACGGGCGGCGAGAATCTCTTCGTCCGTCCATGTATACCCATTGCGATCCTTCAGTTCTTTGCAGAACTTCTTGGAATCCACGGCGCGACTGAACGGAGGGCCGGCCGTGCGTACGAGCCCCTCTACACGCTGGGTGAACTGAATCCAGACATTGGGAGGACGAGGGGCGCGCGGAGGTTGATTGGGATCCACAGCCGCGGCGCGGCGCTTCTTCTTCCCCCCAGCCATCTTCTTAAGATCGGCGAGACGCTCTTCAAGTACTCCAATAACTTCCAACATCTTGGCCATTTGATCGGCGAGTTCAGCGGCTTTCTTGGACATTGTAACTGTGGTTCCTTACCTACCCTCTTCAGCACTGTGGAAGTCAATTTTGCCTTTGCCAGTGTTGCCGCATGCGTGCAATAAAAAAGATGCCTTTGTTGCACACCGGTGCAGCATCCTGTGGGGTATGCGCAGCAGTCTCTAGTCACACTCCCCGCCCCACTCCATGTCAGGGACCGTGTGGCCGCCAGGAAGGCGCTTGTGGTGCCAGCGCCAGCGGAGGAGGAACTCGCGCATGAGCTCCGTGTCATGGGTCATCTGTGTGGGGTGAACCTGTCGGATGTAGTTGAGCTCGCGGTCGCGGTCCACGACCTCATCCTCCTCTTCAGGGTTGAGGCAGGGGCGGACAGGGAGAAGCTCTCCAGGGGCGACGGCGTTCATGAGAATGCGCAGCTCGTCAGCCGAGGCTCCGTGAATGTAATCCTCCTCTCGCGCGGCATCTCCTGGCATGGGGAGGCGACCGAGGAGGCGCGTGTGGAAGGTGAGCTTCTTGGAGAGCATCGTCTTCCACTCAAAGTCGTAGTAGGTGCAGGTGACGAAGGACTTGGGGTAGCCGAGATAGCGGAGACGGCGCGCGACATCCGCATCAGGAGTGAAGGGAACAAGGTCCACATCAGAGCGTGCGCGGGCGCGCATCTCAGCGATCTCCTTCTCGCGCTCCTCGCAGCGGGCGGTGAGGACGTCGCACTCCTCCTTCTGAAACTCCCAGGCCCGATAGGAGGCGGTGTAGTTGTCATAGGCCTCGTCGGCGCGCTGCTTCTCGCCCTCCACGACGCCCTCAAGCTCTGCGACGCGGGTGCGGAGCTTGGCAGCCTTCCGCTGCCGCTTGCGGCGCTCCGTGCGCGCACTCGCCTTTGCAGCATGGAGCTCAGCAGCGAGGGCCTCGTTGCGTGCCCGCTCATCGTAGAGGAGACGGTTCAGCTCGTTGATCATGGCGGCGCTGATCTCCAGCTCGCGCGCCATCTGCGCCGCGGGGACCGTGCTGATAAAGAGCTTGCCAGTGGAAGACATTTTGCACAACTTTGTTCGGGTAAGGAAGAAAGAAGGCGGTAAAGGTGGCTTGGGGCGCGCACGCCGCTTCAATTTTAGGGGAACGAAGCCGTTCCCCTGTACCCCTTCGCAGATGAGCGGCTGCGCCGCAGATGATATGCCTGCGGCGCAGCAACGGCGTGTTCGTGTAATGAAACCAAAAAGAGCCTGGGGCTCTGCGAGCCCCCCCTTGGTCGTCCCTCCCAACCCCTTTTCAGCCGGCCCCCTTTACTCAGCGAGCTCCGTCGTTGACCAGCCCATGGAAAGCTCCACACGCTGGCACTCCCAGTCAATATGCTTGGCGAGGACAAGGGAGAAGCAACCGCGCGCTATCAAACAGCGGTATTCGTTCACCTTCTCTTGCACCATTGTGCGAAACTCGGGATAGCTGAAGAGGGCGGGGCGATAGTAGAGGAAGCGGAAGATGGCAGCGCCGATGATGGCGCGACGCTTGAGCGTGCGACAGGTGTCCGAGAGAGTTACCATGCGAATGATATACTCGGCATCCATTGCGTGGACAGTGTCCTTTGTGGCGGCCTCAGGATACTCGTGCCAATCAGGAAGGACGAACTCATCATCCTCTTCCTCTTCAAAGGCGGGGATGCGAATACGGAGAGAGTGAGGGGCGTCGATGGTTGTCATTTTGCGCGGAACACAACCTTTGTTCGGGTGAGGAAGAAAGGAAGCGGGTAAGGGGTATTCGTTAGCCGCACATGTTCAATTTTTAGGGGAAGTGAACGAAAAAGATGGGGCCTGTCCACCGCCCCCACTCTTTTTCGCCGCCCGCAGTTTTACCAGCCCCCACGGTAACGGTCCCAGCCCATCCCGCAGCGCCCACGGCAGATGTCAATGCAGCCGCAATCCAGAACGCCGCAGCGGCCATCGCAGTCTGCATCGCCGCAGTAATGCACACGTGCAGCTGCCGCGGCCGCGGCGGCCTCCATGGCCTCTACCTCCTCAAGCCCCCTCTCCACATAGGTGCGGTCAGGGCTCCCATGTCCACCAGCGTCATAGGCCGCCATCGCGGCGCGCGTGGCGGCGATTGCCTCTGCGGTCCGCTCGCGCTCAGCCTGTCCGAGGGCTTCCCACATGTTGTTGCGGAGCGTGTCCTCCCGCGCATCCTCCTGACAGATGCGGCAACCGCCAGCGGGCGGCGGCCCGTAGAAGCCCCAGCTGCCAGAGCTGTTGCGGCTGGGGCCGAGGCCGCCACGGGGGATGTGCTCGTGCCGCGGGCAGAGGAGCGGGTTCTCAGGGTCCGTGAGCATGAGATGGATGAGCTCGTTGTTAGGCTCAGGCGCACCGCCCCCCGCATCCACTGCGTCAGGCCCTCCCTCTATAGTGGGACCAAGCTGCATAGGGTCGTATGCAGGGCGTGCAGGACGGGGAGGAGCCCCAGGCGGGGTCCGAGGAGAGAGGATGGGCTGAAGAGGGGTGCGCGGGGCTGCACCGATGCGCGGAGCAGGGAGAGGGGTTCCCTCGTCAAAGCCAGGGGGAGTTACAGGGCCGCCGCCAGGCGCGGGACCAAGAACAGGGCTGAGATTCAGAAGGTTGAGCGGGAGAGGAGGGATGGTCACGCGGAGGTTGGGGGCGCGGAGAGGGCCGCTCGCGTTGAGATAGCTCTCTGCCATCGCAACGACCCGCTCGCGACCGAGCTCGGCCTCCAGCGCAGTGAGAATGGCGTAAGAAGTAGGGATGGACATGGTTGCTTAACTCACTCGTAGTACGGATTAGGTAGTAGGAGGAGGGTGAAGGTAAAAAAGGGGGGCGCCTAAAATCAATTTTATGACCCCTCGGCCGCTACCCCCTCTTTTCAGCCCTCAATACTTCTGCAGCACGAGTACCGACTCTCGCCCCGCGCCCTTCATAATCTCCGTCCATGCCGCACCCACTTCATAGTTCATATACTCCTTTCCAGAGGGCCCGTCCTCGTAGACCCAGACCCCATTTTGGCTCTCTGCATCCATCGCCTCCATCTCCTGTTCCGTTTCCCTAATGGCAGCAAGAAGTCCAGAACAATTGCCTGGAGATGTAGTGCCTCCGATATCATCAAGTGTCTTTTCCATGTAACGAAGCTCTTGCCGAAGGTTCTCGTAGTGCGCTTCCCTCTTTCCAGCGGGCGAATCCGTAAAGGCGATGGCCCCCTCCAGGACACAGCAATACTGACGAACCATATCCCAGTACTCTAGGGCTTCCGCCTTTGTAACCGTCGCGTCAGGCCATTCTGCATAGGAAGGGGGACAGCCGGCTTCTATGAATCGCGTGTAGTTCTGAAAGTGGCCGTCGAGGGTAGCGAGCTTGCTCACGAGAATCTCACGATCATGGAAGCAGTTACGGTCCAGAACTTCATGCAGAAGGGTGAGCTCAGGGACCATGTTGTATGTACCCATAGCGGTTTCTCTGTAGGCGTCCATTGTGTTTCTCTCTTGTGTTCGTGTGAGGAAGGCAAGGGAGATGCAGGTGGTAGGTGACACGGCTGCGGTTCAATTTCAAGGGTCGCTGCAAATGAAAAAGAGTGGCGCCCTGCGCGACACCCCCTTTCTAGGCTGCCGGCTTATACTTGGTCATCGCTCCATCCGTACATGAGATAACCCAGAACTCTGGGACCCCATCAGGTCCAAGAGGGACACCGAGCTCCGCGAATGTCGTCCCAAACTTCCCGCGAAACCGAATCACCTCCTCTACAGGAAACTCAAACGCCCGTGCGAGAATATGCTGGATACGCTTCGGGTAGGAAGGCACAACGATATTATACATGATAGGCTCGAATGAATCCTTCTCAAAGTTCTTTACATAACTCTTATTATCCCGAAAGGTATGCCAGAATCCTAGAGTATGTGTGCCCTGGAAGTTGAGAGGAGCCCTACTATTCGGACCTTTATCCTTAAAGAAATTGCGCAGGGTGTCCTTCACGGAGGCATGGGTCATAGGGTCCGCAATGATACGGTCTGCCTCCGCACGGAGTTTTTCATAGGTGCTCCAATAGTATACAGTTGATGGCCTTTCGTAGCGTAGAATAGAGCTGTCGAGTTTACGCATTGTCTTTACATCCTCAGTAGCAGGGAGAAGGGGTGTGATGCGAGCCGGTGCGGCGGCAGCAGAAGTGTCAAGTGTGAGACTGAGGATATGGCCTGCGGAGTCAAAACTCCCGCGCCAAGCATCAAGGGAAGCATAGGGCTGCTTCTTCACAACTCCTCCGCGCTTGACTTCAAGAAGGCTGCCATTCGCAAGCTTCACAGCGGTGGCGCGGAGGCCGCTAGCTGTGGTCACGCGGGCAAGCGTCCCCTTTCCAGTTGCGGCGAACTCGGCAGCGGTTGCGATGGGTGTGGACATGATGTATGTCTCTTGTGTTCGGATAAGGAAGACACGGGAGGTATAGGGGATAGGTAGGGGGGATACATGGTCAATTTTATCCATCCCCAACTGAAAAAGGCGCGCGCCCAGCGCTCGTTGCTTCCCCTTTTCAGCTTCTTCTTCCCGCTGCAGTATTACCACGTGTGCTGTGTCTAGTTAGCATCCGCGCAGCTCACCTTCTCTCCAAGAAGGCCGACGACTGTGTCCATCGGTCCGAGCGCGAAGGGCATGTGCGTTGCGTACTTCACGAGCGTGGCCGCGAGCGTCTTGGTGCGGTGGAGCTGTGGCGTCGGCATGTAGTGGAGGTGGAAGGTGTTGCGGTAGACCATGTAGGTCCGCCCGTCAACCTCCCGCCCCTCGTACTCCGAGTCCAGCGTCACGTAGAAGTGGGGACCGAAGAGGGCGCCGACGCGCTGGAGGAGGTCCGTCTTCTTGACGATGTTGTACGTGCGCTCAGGGCGAAGGAGCCAGGACTTGCGCCCTGCGTCCTCGTCATCGCCGTAGCAGCTCTCACAGCCATCAAGCGCATCGTCCCAGGCCTCATGGCGCACAACACCGATGCGGCAGTCCATCTCCCTATCCAGGATCGTCTGCGCACGAACGTACTCCTCGCGGCCGTGAGCCACCGATGCCTTCCAGTTGAAGGATCCCTCCACGAAGGCGCGAGGCCAGGAGGGCTCGTAGGTGCTGAAGAAGGACTTGAAGGGGACCTTCAGTTCCGCGGGGTGCGTCGCGGTGGCGATCTTTGCCTTGAGTGCTGCAGAGAGCTCGGCCTTCATGCCCATGAGCTCAAAGCGGATATCCTCGTAGAGGATGTCCGCGTAGGGCTGGAGGCGGACGGCGTCCAGCTGCAGCTTCCGCGCCTGCCAGAGGTAGGCGATCTCGTCCATGTCCAGGACGTTGTTCGTCGCCGTGGAGACGAAGTAGGGAGTGTCACGGAGTGCGTGGAGCGCCTCGTGCTCGGCATCCGTGAGCTGGTTCATCGTGTTGTAGGCAGAGGAGGACATTTTTGGCCAGGTCTATGCTCGTGTGAAGAGGATAGAGGGGTGAAGGTCGGTGTGTGGTGGCCGCGGTTCAAATTTTTCGGCTGGGTGCTAACTGAAAAAGGTCTGTGCCCCACAGCACCCTCTTCACCACCCCCCTCTTCAGAAGTATCCCTCCGCGGGCAGGTCAAGGTCATAGACGATCTGGTCCATCATCCCCTCCCAGGGGCAGTCATCGCCCTTCTCATCGTCGTCCATCTCGTCATGCCGCGCCCACATCTCCCTATACTCGGCCAGGTACTTGCGCGTGTTCTCCATATCAATCTCAATGACATTATTGCGCACGTTGTAGATGTAGAGCACGCCGTACTCCGTGTTCATGCCGACCACAGTGCCGTTCAGCTTAATGCCCCGCGGGGCGAAGAACTCCTGGATGCACCAGTGCAGTGCCGTGATGGCCCCGTGGAACTTCTCGCAGCAGTCCACGAGTACCCCGTTGGCCTTGATGAACCAGGAGTTCCGCGAGGGGCTCTCCTTATCCTTCGCGGGGTCAATGTCCGCAGGGTCAATCGTGTCATCACAGAAGCCCTGGTCAAAGTAGGCAGGCATCTTTGTCTCAGATGTGCCGTGCTCATCCACCCACGCATTGAAGGCATCGCGCGCCTTCGGCCCCACGCGGATTGTCGTCTTGATGTGAAAGGAAGAGACCATTGTTTACGACTATGCTCTGATTAGGAGGATAGAAGTCGTGGGAGTTCGGTACCTGGCCACCCGGGTATCAATTTTCGGGTCCCATATGAAAAAGGTCTGCCCCCCTGGCAGCACCCTCTTCAGCTTCCCTCCTACTCGCTGCGCTTAGTCGCCGCGCTTCATACCAATAAGCGTCCTCGGCCGCTTCCCCTCCACAAAGACCATCTCCCCCTCCAGAACCTTCCGCTTGAAGAACGCCGACCCACACGAGCCGACGGAGCCATCATCCCAGTCCTCCACGTGATCCACGATGATCTTCCACTCCTTGTCGCGAATCACCACATTCGCCACGGCGAATGCATCTCCATCCTCATCGGCGCTCACGCGGAACACCATACTCTCCAGCACATTCTTCGGAAGCTGAACCTCTGCCATTTTGTTTGACGACGCGTATGCTCTTGTAAGGAGGATAGGCGAGTAAGTTCCCACCGTGACCACCCGCGGTTTCAATTTCATGGGAGGGGAACGAAACTGCCTGCGGCGCAGAACCTTAATCAAAAAGGACAGCATCTGCACATCCTCTTTGGCTCCTAGCCCTCTCTTCTTCAGCTTCTCTTACTTGTCTGCTGCCACGTAACGGCCGTGGGTCATGAGCTCGCAAGCGCACCGGATTCCCACTGGTGTCTCCTTGAACTTCGCTCCGCAGCCCCCACAGGACTTCTTCGCCTTCATGGCCCGCTCAGAGGAGTCCTGGTCCATGGTATAGACGCAGGTGTGGCAGTAGGTATTCTCGGCGCTGTTGAGCTGATAGCCGCAGCCCTCGCAGAAGCACTCCTCATAGGTGGCTCCCTCTTCAGGATAATCAAAGTCAGCCCACGAATCGTGCTCATTCTCGTGCACCATCCGCTGTCGCTCGCGCTCAAAGTACTCGGCGGGGCGGGGCGGGCAGGGCCACGAGAGGAGCAGGGGCTCCATAAATTCTGGACGGGTATAGGATTTCATCTTAGAAGCTGTGCACGACTTAGTTCTGGTGAGGAAGTAAGAAGGCAGTGGAGGGAACAGACAGGCGGTAAGGGCTTCAATTTTCGCGAGGAATCAAAAAGACAGTGCTCTTCCCGTAAGCACTCGTCTTTTTGATCCGCCCTCTACCCATACGGGGCGGCAGCCCTCAGGTGGTTGATGGCGTTCTGCAGGAAGCCTGCGAAGCGCACACAGCCTGGCTCTGTCCAGTTGGGCATGTCCTTCTCCAGCCTGTTCGCCTTTGCCAGTACGGTCGCCCTGGCGAAGGTGAAGAGGGGAGTGAAGAAGCAGGCACTCTCTGTGCAGTAGTTGAAGACCTCTGTGCAAATCTGGATCTTGGCCGCACGTGTGGTGGCCGCTTCACAGAGACAGATGAGCTTGTTCATGTGCGCAATAACAGCCACTGGCGTGTCGCTCTCGGGCCTTGGAGGGAGGCGGACCACAAGAGAGGCCATGGTGATCTCAGGGGCTGGTGCAGGTGGCCAGCACCGGCGGCAGCTGAGGGGCGCAGCAGGAGCAGCTACAGCTGCAGCAGCCGCCAGGCGGGCAGACCGACGAAGGCCTGGCGCAGCAGGGGCAGCAGGGGCAGCCGCAGGGGCAGCCGCAGGGGCAGCCGCAGGGGCAGCAGGGGCAGCAGGGGCAGCAGGGGCAGCCGCAGGGGCAGCAGCCGCCAGGCGGGAAGAGCGACGGAGAGGAAGAGAAGAGGACATGGTGCACGACTTCGTTCTGGTGAGGAAGGGAGACGGCAGAGGCTATCCTGGCGTGCGCGCCGGCGTTCAATTTCAGGGGGACGACTACGTCCCCCTCGCCCCCTCTTAACTGAAGCACCTGAGGCTCTTAGCGCCTGCGGCGCAGACCCCTCTGAAGGCCCTAATCAAAAAGAGCCGCCGCGGGCCCCTCTTTGGTTTCGTCAGAGGTTGTCTCCTCCTGTCCTTAAGAGCCCGTGAGGGAAGGACACCAGCTTTCCAGAGCTGTGGTTTGGGTAGAGGTTGGCTCCTCTCTGTTTCGTTCGGCATGGTCTGCTAACCCGCAGGGTGTTGTAAGCACCAGAGTTTTCTCTCTTTACAGTCTGAATCTGACGCAGCCCCACTCTCGCTGCAGTCCGTCGTGGCCATCCCTGTCTTCTAGCACCCGAAGATGCAAACCGATTATCCACGCCCGCCTGGGTCCCCGCCCAGGGCCTCTCAAGAGAGGTGAGGGCTTCTGTCAGGGCCCTCTGACATTCAATTTTATAAGCAAATTGAACCTCCAGGGGGCCTCCAGAGGCCCTCCAGAGGCCCTCCAGAGGGCACCAGAGCCCTCTGGGCCTGCCCTGCCAGAGAGGGGTACCCCCCTCTGGGGGTTCAATTTAACGATAAAATTGAATGCCAGAGGGCCTGCCAGAGACCCCTGCGCAGAAGCCCCCATGTGGGGGTGGAAGCGCCTGGCTCTGCCAGAGCTGCTCGTGGCGGCTCTGGCAGGTTCAGAGAGGCCGACGGTCACTGGGTTTCTGCTTCTGGCACCCCCCTCTTACGAGGGTGTGGAGGATCAGAGGGTGAACGACTTTGGCGGGCTAGGGGGCTGTAAGGCGGGTCTGGAGAGCATATGGCTCTCTGCAAAGACTCTGTACCTGGCTACCTGGGGGGTGGGGACTAATGAGCCCTGTTTCTGGGACGACACGACCACATGAGGGCTGAATCGGCAGGCAGAGCGTGGAGCTGTCCTGGGCTGGTCTGAAAAGACCGGCATTCCGGAGGTGTCGACCCTCTGGCGCGCGGTAGGGGCGCCAGAGACAAGAGTGATGACGGCTTTAGCACAGAGAACGGACGCAGCGGCGAGGGTACAACCCCGCGAGCCTGGCAAACCAGGAGAGGGGCCTCTGGCTCCACAAAGAGGAGGCTGCGACGGCACCGCGCGAAGGTAGGGGCGCGTGCAACAGATACGAGAGAGAGGCGCTTTGGCGCCTCTTTTTCATTAGGGGAACAGCGCCACCCATGTGCCCCCTCCTAGATGAGTGGCGCCTCTGGCGCCATAGATATCTTGCCTGCGGCGCAAAGCCCTATACCCCTTTTCAGTTCCAGAAGCCACAGAGGGGGGTGAGAGCGAGCTTGGAAAATTGAACAGGCGCCGACTGACTCGTGTCGGCTGCCTTCTCCCTTCCTAACCAGAACGAAGTTGCGCTAAAATGTCCGAAACTATCCTAGTCCCTGTTCGTGAAGTCTGCTCCGTCCGCTTTGACGGCGTGAGCATGGAGTGGGTGGATCGCCACTTCTACCACGAGGATCCTGACCAAATCCTCCGTGTCCTCTACGAGGACGGACTCGCTGTGGCCGAGTGTGCCTGCCACGGCATCGCTCGCAGGCTCCTGGAGGACCATCTCCGCACAGGAGTTGATGCAGATTGGTATCTTGAGCCTGGTCAGAGCCTTGATATGTCTTCAAAGGAGGATGATGAGTGGGACGATGAGGATACCTACTCGTACAACTCTGAGGAGGAAGACGAGGCAATGGGTCGGTGCATGCGGTGTCGGCGTGACTACCTGGATCATCGTGGGCGCTGCCAGTACTGCAACGAGATGGAGCAAAGCATCTTTGGCTACACACCTGGGCGTTACTACTGAAGATCTGCTGTGGAAAAGAGGCGCTGGGCCTCTTTTTCATTCTGGAGCGGGACTTGTGTAAAAATTGAACTTTCCGTGACCGTTTCTTCATCTTCACGCCTTCTAACTACCTTATCCGTACTTAGCTGTGCTCCGCTCTCAAGTCATCCAGAATGTCCTCTTCTACTCCCCGTCGTTCTCCTCGCCTTCTTGAACGCGAGCGTCATGCAGCCGCAAAGGCCGCTGATGCTGCTCGTAAGGCCTCTTGCGTTCCTGCCGGTCCTCCTAACACCTTCGTCTCTACTGCTGCCCCTGCCGCTGCCGTTGCCCCCACCCATGATGATCTTATCGTTGATGCGGTGAAGAAGCGCCTCGATGCTGTGAACGCAGCACGTGGAACTGAGGCGAAGTGTAGAAATGCCACTCTTCTCATGAACTTCGTCAACCTCAACGCGATCCCTCTTATGAAGAAGAATCCCCGCTTTCGTGACGTCGTCATCGCAAAGTGCCGTGAGTTCTTGAAGGATGCGGATTGCTCTGCGGATCTCAAGGAGTCGTGCGCGGCACTTCTCGCGGTGATCGCTCCTCCTGCTCCTGTGGCCCCTACTCCTCCTGTCCCTACTCCTCCTCCTGCTCCTCCTGCTCCCGCCCCTGCTCCCGCCCCCCCTACCCCCTCTCAAGTCGCAGCCTTCTCCGCTCCTATTGACGAGGACTGCGCCTTCTTCGCATCGTGTATCCGTCAACCCACCTTCACAATGCGCATCCCTCCTCGTCCCGCAGCACGCGATCAGGAGACAGTCGTGAAGCACATTGACCTCCTTCTCAAGATTACGGAACATGCAGTGGGCTCGCTCATTCCCCACACGGAACTCTTTGAGTATATTCTCGCGACGGCTCCCGTTGTCCTCCTCACGAACAAGAACTTCCGCGACACTGTCGCAGGCAAGGTGAAGGAGTTCATGTGCGATATGAAGGCTGGCCGAATCACGCACGAGCCTCTCACGCGCGTGATGGCTACGCTCTCGGATATGATCCGCTCGGCCGATTCAGTCTAAGTACAGATGGAACGGGCTGAAAAGGGGTGTGGGGTTGGACACCACATTCTTTTTCAGTTACGGGGGCAGAGCTCCTGCGCCGCAGGCAAGATATCTGTGGCGCCTCTTGTCTCCCCCCTCTTACAAAGCAGGGGGTGGAGGGGGCAGCATGCCCCCTCAAAATTGAACCGCCGCCCGCCCTCCAGCCCACCCTTTGCCTTCTTACTTCCTCACCCGAACTAAGCTGTGCAACGTGATTGAATCCAAAATGTCTCCTATCAACATCATCCCTTGGGTTACCTTTGACGCTGTGGAGAGTGGCGCGCCTCCCTGCACCTGCTGCCATCACATGGCCGCCTGGGACGACGAGGGCTACTGGCAGTGTGAGAAGACGGGTCGTCGCTGGCTCATCGTGGATGCCGAGCCCGACCTCTCTCAGCCCCACATCGCCGGTTTCTGTGATGGAAACCGGTGCCCCTTCCACCCTCTTATCACTCCCTCCCTTGCCGAGTTCTATCGCGCGGACGAGAGTGGGATCAGCTGGGGCGATATCGTCCAGGACGAGGAGGACGAGATCCGTGCGCGTGAGACGCCCGCACAGAAGGCCGCCCGCGAGGCCAAGGCCGCACGCGAGATGCGCGACATCCAGCTCGGTGCAGAGGCCCACCGTATGCAGAAGGAGGCCGAGATGGTGGAGTTCCGCTCCAAGATGGGCCTCAAGCGCGGTGAGAAGCCCCGCAAGGCCGCCATCCCCTGCAAGAAGCTCTACTCCTGCTGCGGCGACAAGTCCACGGGCGGTGCGAAGCCCACGACGAAGCACGTCTCTTCTGAGTGCTGGGCCTGGGAGTACACCGACCCCCGTGACAAGAAGAAGAAGGCTCCCCACACCTGCCCGTGGATTCACCCTGGAGAGGAGGGGTGGCACGCGGAGTGGATGACGGACCGGACCTGGAAGCCTCCTACTGGTGCCGCCGCCGTGCCGACTTGGCGTGCACCGGCTCCTGCAGCTGCTACCGCAGGCGGGGGTTGGGAGCAGGTGCAGCAGGGACGTCGTGGCGGACGTCGTTAATACCAGAGAAGTAAGTGGCCGCCTGCGGCCCTCCTTCCTCTAACCATCCGCGTGGTGCGGAACCCTTTTTTTTCAAGTGTGGAAGTGACGAAGTGGCGATGAAAATTGAACACGTGTCCTTCCTCGCAGAATGATAAGCATCTTACTTCCTAACCCGAACGAAGTTGTGTATATGTTGCAGCCTCTTTAAAAGAATAGTTACAATGACATCCCTTACGATCAAGAATGATCCGCGTTCGTCCTTACCTCCCTTTCCAGAGACCCTTACCTCCCTCACCATCCTACAGTGTCCAAACTTGACGAGCCTTCCCAACTTTCCACAGAGTATTGTGGAGTTGCACATTGAAGATACTCCGATCACATGCTTACCCTGTGATACGTGCTCTATAGAGTTCCTCTGTTTGGTGAATACGGGCATTCAAGTCTTACCCGAGATCAAGGGCCTCCCCCACCTTGAGTGTTCTGGCAACCCATTTACAGAGATTCAGACTACATATTCAAGCTCCCTCTACGATATGGACTTGAATGAGATTGAAGACTTCTTTGCAGTATACGAACCAAAGGCTGCGATTGTTCGTCAGAAACTCAAAGAAGGGATTCCGTTTGATGTCATTCTAGGTGGAATGTGAAGAAGGGGTAACCCTTTTTCATTTGACACTCTGCTCATCCCCCTCTTCAGAACAGGAGCGCTACGAACCCAAAAAGTTTTCCGCAAAAATTGAATGCCGCTCAGCCCCTATACAACCTTCACGCCTCCTTACTTCCTAACCAGAACTAAGTTGTGCACAGCAATCAAACGATTCAAATGGCCTCTATTACGATCACCCACGACATGTTTGCCGCGATGAGCGATGGTGCCCGCGCTGAGCTTGTGAAGATGCTCACTGCTGCTCCTGCGGCTGCTCCTAGTGCTGTCGCAGCCGTCGTCACCGACGATGGGGCTCAGACTCTCAAGAAGCGTGGTCGCAAGCCCAAGAAGGTGGTGGATCCCAACGCCCCTCCCAAGGAGAAGCGTCCTCCCAACAGCTGGATCCTCTTCTCTGGCCGCGTGGAGAAGCTCATCCGCGACGCAGAGAAGGAGAAGGACACTGCAAAGGACGCGAAGATGCGCACGGTGGTCGTCAAGCAGTTCGCTTCCTTCCTCAAGAAGACGAAGGCGGATGCCGAGTGGACGGATGAGGACATCCTCGCGGCACTTGACGGCTGGACCCCTCCTGTCGCTGCAGAGCCTGCTGCCGAGTCTGTCGCTGACGCCGAGCCTGCCTCTGATGCCGAGCCTGCGACCGAGCCTGCTGCCGAGCCTGCGACCGCTGCCGCCAAGAAGCGCGGCCCCAAGAAGCTCACCGAGATGACTGCAGAGGAGCGCGCCGCCCACGACGCCAAGATCGCCGAGCGCAAGGCTAAGAAGGCCGCTGCCCCTGCGGCCGAGAAGGACAAGACTGAGTAGACTCCTGTCACCTAAACCCCAAAAAACACAAGAAGAATAGGCGCCTGTTCGCGCCCCTCTCTAGTCGTGTAGCATAATGGATAATGCACCCGCCTCCTAAGCGGGAGACTGTGGGTTCGAGTCCCACCACGGCTATTTTTTTTACTCTCGCTCGTGGCGCCTGCAGCCCTTACCCGCAGGCGCCACTTGGCACGAAAAATTGAGCCCCCTCGCCTACTACCATCGCCTTTACCGTGCTTCCACCTCCTTATCCGAGCCAGAAGTTCACAATGTCTGCAATGAACGCCACCACTGCACCCAAGGCCTGCGAGGGCGGCCCCATCACGAAGCTCGCCCCCATGCGAATGGCGGATACAGCGCAGCAGCCCCCCCTCTCCAGCACTCGCACGGCTACCGGCTATGTTCCTCCTTCTATGCGCGCCAAGACTTCAGATAAGCCTACTACCATGCCCGCCTCTATTAACACTGCTTCAAAGGATGAGTTTCCCACGCTCGGCGCGGCACCCAAGCCGATCGCCGGCTCGGCCTCTTGGACACAGATTCGCACTCGTTTCCAGCCTGTCGCAGACCCCCCTGCAGCTCCCGCGGTCCCTGCACCCACCGCAGCTTCTTCCACCAACGCCTTTGCAGCACTTGACGATGATCCTGATGCAGATACCCCAACTTCCTCTAAGGGTATCAACTTCAAGCAGGTCATTAAGGAGCGGATCAAGCGTGAGGAGGCCGAGCGTCTTGGTATTTACCAGGAGGAGCCAACGGATCCTTGGCTCATGACGCCAGAGCAGCTTGAGCGCAATGGTTGGGCCTCGCTTTCCCTTCCTCCCGCCGAACAGGGTGAGGCGCGAAAGGCCTGGTTCGCAGAGTATGCCGCCAAGCAAGCCGCCAAGGAGGCTGCGCGCGACAAGGAGCTTGAGGCTCTCCAGGAGATTCTCGGCTGCGCTGGAGCTATTCATGTACATCCCCTCTCCAGGGGCAATCGCCCTTCCGCACCTTCTGTAGAGGATGCGTTTGATGATGATGCGACCGATGTTGACGAGTATGCTCCCAATGAGACCGAGAACGAGCCTGACTACGACAGTGAGTAGATGTTGCTGCCTCATCATATGAAATTGAAGTCACCTGGACCGTGACCCTTTTTCATACCCGTAAGCACTTCATACACCATGTACTCTTTCATTCCGCGCCTTCCTACGAAGGACGCCTGGGAGAACAAGGCGTTCCAGGCCCAGCCGACGCTTCAGGCCATTGTCGCCGCGATGAAGGAGAAGCCCCGCTTCTTCACTCGCGGCCAGATCCGCTTTCGCTCCGCCACAGATGATTACCCCAACTACCAAGCCTTTTCTGGCGCAACGGACCTGACCCTCCAGCTGGAGGCGATCAAGTGGAATCCCGCGACGATCGCCAAGATCGTACTCTACGAGTATGGCTACTTCATCATCAATCCAAACGAGCTGAGCCAGTGAGCGAACTCGTGAAATTGAAGGGGCGCCCGTGCCCCATCCTTTTCAGTACCCCCTCCTCCCTCCTCCACACCCTCTGCAAAGAATGAATCATGCCGCTGCCGGCGCCGCTGCAAACTCCCTGGCATATCGCACCATTCGTATGGAGTCCAACGGTGCAATCGTCTTCTCTCAGCCTACCACGTTTCACAATGCATACTTTGACTGCCTTCCTGACGCGCATGCGGCAACGTGGCACACGAAGATCCGCGCCGTCGTGAAGACAGAGCTGAATAACCACGCCATGCATGCTGCAGCAGCCACCGCGGTGCTTGTCTCCTACGATGAGACTCCCGCAAACATTGATCCTCTTCAGCACACCTATGTGGCCTACTACATTCAGGCCATGCCTGATGGCCTTCGCACGCCACTTCCTACAAACCTGCAGATTCCAGGGCCGCCTCCTCAGACTTAACGCCCTATACACCCCCCTACAAAATTGCACGGGCTGGCCCCCCTTTTTGAGTATACCCCCCTCCATTCCCCCTCTACTAAAAAGGAATGGAGTGCGCAATCTGCTTTGAGGCCATCGGCGCGGCCCGCGTCACTCTCGGCTGCAACCACGCCTTCCACATCAACTGCGTGATTGGCTGGTTTTACCAGCAGAACATGAACTGTGAGCTGGAGGAGGAGGATTACGTCGCCGGCCGAACTGCGTCGTCGTGCCCGTGCTGCCGTGCGGCCCCTGCTCGCCCTCTTGATGACATCCCTTGTGCCAGACTCATTCGGTTTGTGGCCGCGGGAGAAGATGATGATATGGATGCCGTGAGCGATGGCTCTAGTGTAACACTGGAGGCTCCTCTAGAGGATGAGGTCTGGGCAAGGTTTGATGATGAGGAGCTCGCTGTAGCTATTCCGCGCACGCGCGCAGATACGCCACCCCCGCCACCCGTTCCCCGCCTTGATCTCACGGGCATCCAAGTGCGCTGGGAGCGCACCGGCCCTACCTCTTGGGAGCGTTCTGTAGAGGTGGTTGGCGCAGAGCCAGTCGCCTGGGACGGGGCGCGCACACCTTCTCCACCTCCTGATTCTCTCGTTGAGCAGGCAATGGATGCCGCGCGTAAAATCCAGGCCCTCTGGCGTATGCGCAGCCGTGGCAGCCGCGCTGCAATCTCCCTCTAAAGCAAAGCCGTCATGCCTGCACAACCACAAGATCCTGTAAAGGTGGAGGTCCGTGTGAAGACGCCCGAGGAGTTCAGCAAGCTCATCGCTTTTTGCACAGAGAACTCCATCGCCTACGTTCCCGTCGCCGCCGCTGCCTTTGCCCCCAGCAACTCCGACAACACCGCCCGCCTCCCCGCGAAGGCCTTCTCCGACCTCTGCGGTCGTGCATGGCTGAACCCAAAAGGGGAAATGACTCCGCGCAACGTCTACGACTTTCTTCAGAGGTTTATCGCCACGCACAAACTCGCGCGCCCCGATGGGAGTATCTCGGTCCCGAAGGTGCTCCAGGACGCTCTCCGCATCACGAAGCCTTTCGTATCAGAGCTGGACATTGCCATCCTCTCCAAATCCGTCTTTTCAGATGCTGCGCCTATCATTTAAATGGGGGAGCGAAGCGCTCCCCCCGCCCCTTCCTAGATGAAGCGGCACCAAAGGTGCCGCAGAGTTATTGCCTGCGGCGCAGATATCTAAATAAAGAGGCATACTGAAAAAGAGATATGGCAACTGGTTCGGAACCCTGCAAACATGCTGGCACAGCCTCCTGTGGAACCACCTGTGAATGCTGCTGCGATTCCTGTCAGGCGCAGTACGAGAGCAACTGGACCGTTACATCCGCTGGCCAAAACCTCTGTGGGATCTGTGGGATCCCGCGCGCCCTCAGCCTTGACGCCCTCAAGCGACATGAATCTCTCCACTTTTACCGCCCCTGCAGCGACTGCCTACCGGCCTATCTTTCCTTCATGCGCCAAGAGGGGCTCTGCGCACACTGTTGTTCGCCTCTTCTGGCCGCAGATGGTGTATGCCGTGAATGTACCTGCGACGAGACGAGCTCTTGCAAATGCCGTGAATGCAGGATGGAGCGCGTCAAAGAAGTGACAGCGACCTGCAGCGGGCGATAATATCTTTCTGCGCCGCAGGCAATAAAGTTCGCGATGCAAAGCATCGCTCATCTGCGAAGGGGCACAGGGGAACGGCTTCGTTCCCCTAAAAATTGAAGTTACGCCCCTCCCTTTTTAGTAGTATCCCCCTCTTTCACCGATATCCCATATCCGTAAAAGATGGCTGCACCCAGCGCATACGACTACGCTACCCTCTCTGCCGCCTTTGACGCTGTCATGGCCCTTGATATTGAGCACGTGTCTAGCATTCAGGTGCAGGCAGAGGACGACACGACCTGCTACTGCTGCTACATTGACCCAGGCTTTCCAGGCAATCCCAAGTGTGTGAACTGCGAGAAGCGCGAGAAGGCTGAAAAGGATAAGCTCCGCGCCTTCGCGGAGAAACAGCTCGCACTTCCTGAAGGCGATCCCACCCGCATCTTCAGCAACGCCGAGATTCGTGACCTCAACGGCACGCACTGCGATAAGCGCGGCATGAGCCGCCTCCTTCTTCGCGAGCTCCGCAAGCTCATGGGCCTCATGTAAGGGGAGCGTAACTACGCGGCAAAGCCGCTTCGTTAGCGCGGTGCCCTGCACCGCTGAAGCGCTCGCCGCCTGCGGCGGCATAATGTGGCGGGTAATCCGCCACATTTCCCCCCGCCCCTTCCTAAACGAGCGCCGCCCTGCGGCGCGAATTATTAGCCTGTGGCACAGGATGCTAAAGACATTGCTAACACCAAAAAGATGGCTCGGTGCTGACTCAGCACACAACTATCTTTTTTACGCAGCCTCCATCACACCGCTCATCCATCCCTCTTCAGATTTTACCGGTTCCGTGGCCGTGTATTTGAGCCAGCACGTCTTGGGACCAGGCCCCCATGACCACGCTTTACAGGCCGGCCAACTTCTCCTGCAGGCCTCGCAGCACTGCGCTGCAGAAGGAGTGTGCAGCACATCCAAATCACCACCTGTGCGGTCCCATCCCGCAACTCCTTTACAGAGAAGGGCCGTACCGGCCTCGCCCGCCGCATGATACCCCCGCCGCGCATCAAACCATTGGTAGTCAATCCCATTCACCCGATTCCAATGTGAGATATTCTTTACAGTGTAGTGATTGAGAGTAGATTCAATGCCAATATCCATGACGGCCAGCGGGGGATTTGCCACGACGGGGCCTTGGTTGGCACGCCGCAGAAGCTGAATATAGGGTTCCGTGTCAATAATGCTATGATTGCGTAACATGGTCCGCTGCATATCATATGCGGCATCACGCTGAAGAGCGATGGCGAACGCCCCGTAGAAGCCGGCATGACGATACTCGTGTGGAAGGCTGTCCAGATCGGGCGGCAGCTGGGGACGGTAATGGGCGGGACCGGCACCCCCACTCCCCACCCAGTGAATAGGTGGCGAGGGCTCCTCTTCAAAGTAGCCCGCAACGGTATTGATGCCAAGCCAGGCCGCCCCCCACGCGCTAGGAAGGCCGCGCGCGAAGCGATCAAAGGCCTTCGGGAAATCCGCGCGAAAGAGGACATCATCCTCCAGAATCAGAACGGACTGCATAGGGGATGCGAGGAAATACTGGAGGAGCGCCACCTGGGTCAAGTAGAGGCTCATCACGGAGGGGCGGCGCTCCGATTTGCGCTCTATGAAGGACATGGCCAGCTCCGCCGTGCCCGCCGCGCGCGCGTCGCGCGCCTGAATCATTGTGTAGCGCAGCCCCAGCGCGTCCAGCTGCGCGCGCATGCGCATATGCCTCTCTTTAAAGCGCGGGAGGGAGATCACAAGAATCTCATCAAACACGTCATTCATTGTGCAGAGGGTGGGGGGCGCGCGACAGCCGAGGGGCACAGGACGGGTCCTGAAATCCACTTCAAAGAGGGAGTCTAGCGTCGTCCAGCTCGGCAGGGCAGACAGATTCGCCTGCGGCCCCACGGAAGGGCACGGAGGAGCAGTCCCCATCCGAAGGGCAGGCGACCCCTCGCGGGGGGAGCCCGAGTGCCCATTATACATATACAGAACCGTCGCGCACCATACACACACTAAAAATAGGGGGCGTAGTCCACCTCTTTTTAGTATCATCGTTGTTGTTGACACACCTTCACCTTGTATATAGAAGGTCACGGGGCCTTAGCCCCCAGGGCCTTCCAGGACCTTTCTAGTATCGCGCACAGCTACGACGGGGGCGCGCCGCAGAAGAAGAATCGCTACCGATTGACCAGGTCTTCATATCTACAAGAATCTTGGCAGCACCCTTCTCTTCGGACATCCAGGCATCTGAAGAGGCCCAGGACTTCTCCAGCACCGCCGCCTTGGAGCGCGTCCGAGGACCCGTAAGCGCCGCTTCCACATTCTTCACCTGATTACGAGTCATGACCATCTTTCTTATGCTACGTATTCGTACCCGAGCCTTAGGCCTCTCGTCCTCAAAACCTCTCCAGCATCTGCGGATAGCGGAGCACAATCGCCACCACGCCGACGACAAGGGCCAGGTAGAGTTGAAAAGGGCTGATCCCGATACTTTTCCGCACCATCACCAGCACTTCTTCCACCAGGCCCCAGGCCCCTACCCAAAAGAGGACGAGGACGAACGCGACGAGCAATATGCGCCCGCTCGTATTTAAACTTGTAGCTTCCGACATTCTATAGTAGAACCGAGGAATGTCGGAAGCAGTGTTTGTATATCTCTGGGGTGGCCTCGGCAATCAGCTCTTTCAATATGCCGCAGGGATGGCCCTTACGGATCAGCTCCGCAGCGAACTCTATCTTCTTCCTGCCCAAGAGAATGGGCACTCGGCGCGCGACTACCGTCGCGGCCTCATGCCGCGAGGCCGCCCCGCCGACGCCCACGTAGGACAACTCACGACCGATGCGCGATTCTGGCCGAGCGATTCCCACGCCGCCTGGAACCCCACCACCGTTTGTATGGAGGTGGAGGCACACGTGAAACGGCTTCTTGTGCGCGGATATTTTCAGTATCTTCCCGCCATTCAGCCCCAGGTTGCCCGCATCCGTGCAGACATTTTGGACCGCATGGTGGATGTACGCCACGGTCTCGCAGTTAAATACCGTATTCGCGACCCGCGCGCCGTGGCGTCTCTGCACGTGCGCCGCGGAGACTACGTGGGGCTCCAAGGAAAAGGATTTCATCTGCTCGGCCCAGAGTATTACGTGCCGGCCATTGCGGCCGTGCAGGCCAGCGCCGGTTCCCAGGGACCTCCACAGCGCTGGCTCATCTTCTCTAATGATCCTGCCTGGTGTCGCAGCCAACCCTGGCTCCCCGCAGGGGCCGAAGTTGTAGAGGAGACCGACGAAGTCGCGACACTCCTCCTCTTAAGTTTGTGCCAGGCTGTGGCAGTGACGTCCAACTCCACCTTCAGTTGGTGGGGCGCCGTGCTCGCTGCTCCGCAGACCGTGACGTACTCCAAGCGCTGGATAGGAGATGCCACGCCGGCGCTTTTTCCCCACGACTGGATTCGCATCTAGGCCCAATCAAGGACGAGGGCCGGCGTGTGCGTCTCCAGGCCCTTCAGCGTGGTTTTAAGATCGGGAAAGGCCGCGCCAACGGCCTCCATCACCTCGGGAAGAATATCCTTGGTGCTGTACATGATGGGGAACTCCAGCTGATACCCCCCCTCCTTTGCAGTACGAATCACCCGCGGTTTCAGGACATTCTCCACGAGGTCCGCAGCCATTCGCTGATTGATCGCCGCTTGGGCCGCCCGCTTTTTCACTGCAAACTCCACGGCGTACCCGACGAGCTCCGCGCGACGAATAGGGATGGGGTTCATTCTATTTAGAGGATAGGGTAGCCCGCAGCCCTAAATTTTACCCATTGAACACCCGCGCACGACAGCCCAAAGCCTGCCCACGATATCTTTCTAAGCATACGAATGTCCATCCGATCCGCACCACATGGTCTAGACAAGCTGATCAAGTTCTATGTGTCTGCGGACACAGAGCTTCCGAACTTCTACAACACGGCCTCGGGACATTATCGCGGCCTCGCCCTCAGGCTCGGCGCGGAGGCCGTAACCTATATTCAGAAGAAGGCCCTGGATACGGTGCGCCAGGAGACCCACGCGGAGGCGATTCAGCAGGCCACGGAGGAGTTTGAGCAGCAGATGAAGGAGGAGGCGGCTAAGGCAGGGGCCCAGGCCGCCAAGCTCCGTGCGCAGCTGCAGAAGGCGGAGGACGCGCTCCACGTCGCCCAGGCCCGCTGCGAGGCCCTGGAGGCCGCTGGCGCCACCACGCGCGTCCAGCTCCAGAAAGATGTGGAGGCCAGCTATGCTGCCCTGCTCTCCGCAAAGGACGCCCAGATCGCCCAGCTGCAGGACTTCAGCGACAAGCACATTGGAGGACTGACGGCGAAGTTTGACGCCTTGCAATCCGCCATGACGAAGACAGCAGCCTCCTCTAAAGAGAAGGGCTCCTTTGGAGAAGCCTTCATGGAAAATCTGCTCAAGCGCTCTTACGACTGTGATGTGTATCAGGTAGGGAAGGAGCGCGAGACGGGAGATATTCGCATGACGCGCTATCCTGGAACGCCGCGTGAGGCTGTGTATTTCTGGGAAGTGAAGAACTATACACGGATGGTCAGCACAGAAGAGGTGAACAAATTCAAGCGCGATCTGGGGCTGCACCCCACTGTGCAGGGCGGTGTGTTCGTCTCTCTGCGCCAGGGCATCGTGGGGCATATGCGGCCTGGGGACATTGATGTGGAGATTCTGGAGGATGGCCGGCCGATTCTCTACCTGACGAACTTCATGGCGCGCGAGGACCCTGTGTATTATCTGCAGACTCTGCGCCCCTTCTTTGACGCGGTGGAGGCCCTGCGCCCAGCGGTGAAGGAGGACTCGGATGCTCTGCGCGCGGCGCGCTACAATGCGGCGCTGATTGCGAATCTTCTGAAGTCCCACGCGGATACGGTGACGAAGCACAGGAATGCGCTCGTGGGGCATCGTCGGCGCACGGAGGCCATGTTCGCGGAGTTCCAGAGTTATATCCAGGAAGCGGAGACGCAGCTGGGGAGTATGCTGCGCGTTGCCCTCGGTAGTGATGCAGAAGTGGCCCAGGTCACGGCTGCAGAGGGTACGGAGCTGCCTGCGGTGGTGTTCCGCAAGGAACGCCTCTCCCTCTTCAGCGACGAGCGGCAGCGAGAGTTTATTACGTGGCTCCTCGACGCTGCAGAAGTGCAGGCGGCCGCCCACATTGAAGTGAAGGAGCTACTGGAAAGGGCGCGGGCTGCTGCGGGACACTTCTCGGAGAAGTTTGTGCGTGGGCTGCGCGAAGAGGTCTTTCAGGATGCGGCGTGGGGGAAGGGGACACGCACCATCTTCGGGCTCGCGTGGCGCAGCGGAGCCCAGGCCACCCAGGCCGCCCAGGCCGCCCAGCCTGCAAAATTGGCCGACGATGCTGCTGAGTAAGCCTGGTATCGCAAAGTCTACACCTGACCACCCAGAACTATTCACAATGTTTGACTACACGAATGTCATTGCGTTTGCGGTTATTCTCTACGTCACTGTAAAGCTCATTGGGCGGATTCTTGAACTTGAAGAGGTGGTAATGGACAAGGAGTATGAGATTCGGATTCTGAAGAGGAATAGCAGATGTCAAGAGGGGACCATTACAAGGCTGCGGGCGGCGGTAGCGGCAGTGGAGACTGATCCTAGAGAGGAGATTGAAGAGGGGGAAATCGTAGAGCCTGCGTGGATTCGTTATCGCCGCTAGGCTTGCGCGCAAAAATTGATCGCCGGCGCGCCACCTTTTTGCCCTCATCAACTTCCTGGTTCCCAGCACTTCCTTCACACCCCCTCTTCAGAAATGTTCACCGAGTTCATCTCTAACGTCGCGAACAACGGGACCATGTTCACCGCCTTTGTCGCTATGTGTGTCTTTGCCGTGATGATTGGCGAGATTGATATCCGCAACCGTGAGATTTCCGTGCTCAAGGGGGAGAAGGCGGCCCTTGAAGCCGACGCGGATCGTATCCGTGCCGAGCGTGATGCTGCAGAGGAGCGGTGCGAGGAGCTTGAGGCCGATAAGGAGGAGCTCAAGGACGCAATGGACAAGGATGCTCATGTGATGCAGGCCCGCGATGAGCTTGACGCCGAGCGTAAGGCACGTCGCGACGACGCCGAGCGCTTTGAGGATCAGATCCATCAGAAGAACGAGATCGTTGTGGTGATGCTCGTGTTCGGATTCGCTACTCTCTTCATTGGCTCCATGCTCTCCCTTGTTGTGATTCTCAAGTCTAGCGGTCATATCAACTAGATTTGAGAATGGATTGGCTAGAGGGCTAAAAAAGTGAATGCGCTGCTGCGCGGGCGCCCCCCCTTTTTTAGTATCCACAGTTGCAGCCTTTGTTGTTGTAGAAGTCGTCGCCGTCGTCTTCATCGGTGTCGCCTCCTCCGTTTACGAAGTCCCAGGTACCATCGGGGCGCTCAATACTTTCAAGTTCCTGGCCGATCTCAGGGGGGTGGCCATCGGCCCAGTTCGGTCCCCAGTAACAGTTGGTTCCGAAGCAGTGCGCATAGACGGAGCCGTCATTGTTGAACTTGAAGAACCCCGCTCCCTGCGCCCCTTTCCAGTATCGGTAATCAATCGCGTCGCACATCGTCGGCTTGGCCCAGAAGTAGAGCTGAACACCGTCGGCCTGAATGACCTTGGTGAGTCCGTCGGGCCACCATTGGATCATAGCATCGTCAGTATAGCGAAGAATGGCTACCGGCTTTTTTGCGTCAAGTGCAGGCACGAGTTCGTAAGGGGGAAGAGGGCGCTGAGCAATCGTGGTGAACTCAAGGGGAGTGTCAGGGCGATAGACAATCGCCGTCTGTTCATAGGTCGTGAGGAGGTGTGACTGGGGAAACATCTTGGACGGTTACTTTGTAATGGCTAGCCTCCGCCTGCGTCGCCGGCAATTTTAGGGAAGGCGCCGCACCAGCTCGTCGTATTTGGCGCGCCCAGACTCTGCGCAGTCGCACCGGAATCGCCAGCGGAAAGAGAGGCCCCCTGCACCCGGTGTTCCGTGTGCATGAATCCAGACACTGATGGCCGCCTCGCGGTCGCCGCGGCTGTAGAAATAGCGGACGGCCTGAATGGCTCGGTAGGGAAAGAAGAGGTACGTCTGGGAATCGTCCTGGAGGCCGAGTTCGCGGACTTGGAGGCCGTTGTCCAGAAAGGTGAACTCGGCATTCGCACAACAGGAGTCGGCGGGCCAGGACATATCTCCCTCTAAAGTAGAAATGAGTTCACGTGCTTCACCGCGACGGGCGAGTATAACACGAAAGGGGAGTGCGAGCAGCCGCAGTCGCAGCCGCAGTAGCAATAGTAACAGCAGTCGCAGTCGCAGCAGCAACAATGACTGCAATGAGGGGGATATTGATCAAATTCGCTTAAACGGCTTTGGCAGGGTTGTGAGCAAGGTTGGCGATAAGGTAGATGCATTTATTACTGTGGCAAACGGTCCTATCACTCCAGCCTCTCGCAGCCAGTTTAAATCGCTCGGTCGCGAAATCAGTGAACTTTCTGATGAGGTCAATGACCTGTGGTTCAATCGCATCAGCGACTGCGAAAAACGGCTTCGCGTGAATCCTGGTGAAAACTACAGGCACTTCAAAGAATATGTGAAGCAGGCAAAAGAGGCAATGGCTACCTGGAAACGGAGGGCGCGCGCTCCTGCAGGTGGTGGCACGCGCAAGAAGCGCCGCCAGGCCTAAACTCTGCGCACCATCCCTCTGTAGAGAATGTCTGTAGTTAGCGAAGACAGTCGCTGCAGCTCCTGTGGGCGTGATACCGGTTCCGACCCCAACTGTCATACAACCCACGGCGTGAAGGGTTCCGATGTCTATACGAGCGCCGGCGTTGGCGATGCCCGTGTAGCCCTTTCCACCCAACTCGTGCGCGGCGCGGACGCCGCCTCCATCGCGGCGCAAGTCAAGGCCCTCCTTTCCAGTGGGTCCAATCAGATGATCACAGATGCCATTGTAATGGCGTTTCATGCGCGCGATGTGCGCGGCGGCAAAGGGGAGCGCCGCATCTTTTATGAGATGCTCCGTGCCGTGCACGAGGTCAATCCTTCCCTCGCGGAGTCCGTGCTCTCCCTTGTGCCTGAATATGGGTCCTGGGGCGATATCTTCACGCTTGCGACGAAGATTCCTGGGCTGAAGAAGGCGGTCCTCAATGAGGCTGGAATGCAACTGACGGTGGATGAAATCAAGGTGGACCTCAGTGGCAATGCGCCTATTTCTCTGGTCGCCAAGTGGGCACCACGAGAGGGGAAGGGCGGCGACGTCCTCGCCCGCGATTTTGCCCATCACCTCTTCAGTACACCCACTCCTGGAAAGGGCGTCAAGCATTCCTCCATTATGACCGCCTATCGCAAGCGCTTGGCGAAACTCAACGCCTATCTCAAGACGGTGGAGACCTACGAATGTGCGGGGCGCTGGGACGAGATTGAGCCGAAGCGTGTGCCTGCACGGGCGCGTGAACTGAAGAAGGCCGCCTACCTGAATGAGCCTGTTCGCCACCCCAAAGGGCTGGAACCGACTCTTCGCCACCCGAGTGACGAGAAGCGCATGGCCTGCCGCGAGCACTTCCAGGCCTTTTTCGCCGCCGCTGCAAAGGGGGAGGTGAAGATCAGCGGTGCGGACACCCTCTACCCCCATGAACTCGTGCGGAAAGCCTGGCGCCTGTTGGAAACGGATACCATGACGGCCGATGATGCGAACTCGCTTAATGCGGTCTGGGACCAGATGGTCGCCAAGGCGTCGGGCAGCGCTACCGGCAGTGGCGGTGGCCTCGGCTCCTCCCTCTTCATGTGCGATTTCAGCGGCTCCATGATGATGGCGACTCCTGGAAATGACGACCCCTATTTCGTCTCACTTGCCATGGGCCTCCTCGGCTCCGCCGCGGCGGCGGGTTCGTTCCAAGGCCGTTTCCTCACCTTTGACTCCAAGCCGCAGTGGTGTGTTCTTCCTCGCCAGGCCACAACACTTACGGAGCAACTCGCCTACCTTCACAAGAACAGGCAGCTCGGCCAAGGCATGTCCACAGATTTCCAGGCGGCGGGCGAGGAAATTATCCGCCAACTCAAGGCGGATCGTGCTCCCGCTGGCGCTGCACCGAAGAACCTCATTGTGGTGACGGATATGGGTTTTGACCAAGCCTGCTCATCCTCTCAAGCCTCCCGCTATACGGGCAATACCTATCGCCATAATGTGCAGACGGCCCCGCAGCAAACGCATGCACAGATGCTGCGTGAGGCGTTCCGCCGAGCGAGCGAGGATGTCCATGGGGATCCTGACGCCTGGCCTGCCCCCCGCATTGTCATCTGGAATGTGGCGGCGCAATACAGCAGCAATCACCAGGCCCGCGCTGATGAAGAAGGAGTCCTGACGCTGAGCGGCTGGAGTCCATCTCTCTTTCAAGTGTTGTGCGAAGAGGGACCGCGTGCGATCACCCCTCTGGAGGTCCTTCGCCTGCAGCTAGATGCACCGCGCTATGACGCTGTGAGGAAGCGCGTGGCCGAATGGCTGGAGGGGGGCTGGAGAGGGGTGATCTAAGATGCTTCCACATCCTCCTTTGCAGCGGCCATGAGCCGTTCCACAGTAATCACTTTGATTTCGCGATTATCATAATTGTCTGGCTGCTCCTCGTCTACGCGCGGCAGCAAGACAGTATCTTTCGCTGCGGCTATATCCTCTGGCCTGCGCCCCCCTATCCAGTCGTCATAGGCTTCGCGCATTTGCTCCGCGGACACGGCCGCATCCATCCCTCCATATCCGCAGCAGTGACTCGTCGCAACAAGCGTATCATACTGGCCCTCCATCTTGTGAAATACGGCTAAGGCAGCGAAAAAGGAGTGGTAGGCGTTTTGGGTCCGAGCCACATTATGCGGCAGAAACATGGTGGGGGCACAGATGAGGCCCGTTACCTGCCCCGCAGCACCTACCGGCACACAAAAGGCGGAGCCAATAGGGAGGTAGGGCCGCCCCAGGAGCGTTTTGAATCCTATCTCCAGAATCTTTCGCTTCACTTTGGCCTCGCATCCTGGAAACATTGTGCGACTGAACACACGATCAATCCCTCCGTCCATGAAGCCGAGACAGTTAGCGGGAGAGACGAAGGCCGTGCGTTCCCGCGGCAGAGCCTGTACGTCGCCACAAATGACTTCCGCGTCGGGAAAGTGTCGTCGGATTTCGCGAACCCAGTCTTTGTGGTAACTAACAAAAATGAGCTTCATCCTATCCGCCCCCTATATTTCTACTCGCCGCGATTAGACACGCGCACACATCTTTATCGCTCACGACTGAGCGGTCGATGCATAGGGGCTCGGAGAGTTCTACGAAGGTCTGCGAGAAGCGCATCAATCCCCTCGACCTGCATGGCACGATTGATGAGCTCAAGAGGAGTAATGGCGCCTTCATGGAGCTTTGCCTCCATCACCTTTTCACGAACGCCATCCACCCCTTTGTAGTAGTAGGCAAGGATGTCGGCGAGCATCGTGCGGCTGCAATGCCCGAGGCAGAGTTTGATGTCAAACCGCCCAGGTCGGAGGAGGGCAGGGTTGATCTTGTCAGGATTGTTGGTGGTGGCGATAATCACACGGTCTTCTGCTGATACCAACCCATCCAACTTCTGAAGAAGGTAGGCCATATCGATCGATGCTGTTGGCTTGAACTGCCGCTCATTTCGCATCATTTCAATGATGCCCTTTCGTTCATCTCCCTCTGCTGCAAGGAGCATCGTTCCCCAATCATTCGTTGATGATGACTCCTGTTTGAGTTCACCGAGGGCATCAAGAATACAGTCGAGTTCGTCAAACACAAACAAGAAGTCCTTGTATGGATATCGGGCCGGATCAAGAATTATATCCAAGTCTTTGCAGAACCGAATCTCTGCGAAGTTGATGGTGATGATATGGCGTCCGAGTTCATTGGCAATCGCGCTAATGGTTCCTGTCTTTCCAGTTCCAGGAGGACCATAGAGGAGAATACCGAGTTTCGTATCCATGGATACATGAGGAGGATAGAGGGTCTTATCCTTGAACTTCTTGAGGAGGCTCATAAGTGCGGGCTTTTGCTCAAAGAAGAGACTGTCAAATGTCTTTTTTGAGCTAATGGTTCCGATTGCAGTTGTACCGTTGAACTCTCGTTTATCATTTAGACACGCTGCGTAGATTTTTCGTTGTTGGGTGGTGTTTTTATTCTTTTCTTGGTTCACAAGATACATTTTTTCCACAATGGGATCTAGGTAGGAAGAATCATGTATTGTCGCAGAATATGATAACGATATAAGGTGTCGTGTGGTATGATAATAAAGGATATCTCCAGTCTCTGTCACAGCGAGTACATATGCAGCCCTACCTATGCCTTTTGCAAAGCTTGACTTGCTCTCTAGTGTTCTAGGTTCAAATATATTTCCAGCACTATTCTTGATTGGTATTAGACATAACTCCTTTATATATTGTTCAATATACTCGCAATACTGTTCACTATTTATACTATATTCTTTTTTAAATAAGAGACTATTTATTGGACTGTAGCAATAACTAGGGGGGCGTATATTCGCACCTGTGTTGAGTCGGCTTTCCATATCTTGTGTAAGCCTTTCTTGAATGAAATAGGGAGCACGGTGAAGTTCATACGGGCGATCTTTCATATCATACCACCAGTATACCCACCGATTCCAGAGGCGATCCCAGTTTTGATGGAGGTAGTTTCCGTAAAGAGTGAGGGCTCCCACGACGATGGTGACGAGACTAGAATCAAGCACACGATTCCCCGTATTGAACCAGTCAGATGTGAAGATGGTAATGATCGTCGTGAGCTGTTGGGCAAGCGCGTTCATGGTGGCTGTGTAGCGAAGCGTAAAGTTGAAAAGGGGAAAGGTTGATACCTGTCCTAGCCAGCACAGCCACTGTCAATTTTACGCAATCGTCCCTGTTGGGGCGCAAGCCCCAACAGGAAACAGCATGGCATGTTCCATTTCCCCTGTGTAGGGAGAGACTTTCGGCGAACCGTAGAAGTCAAAGCCGTGTTTTTTGTACCAGGAAATGATTCGAGGATCATTAACTGGAACAAGCGTCGCACGAGAGTTTGTCTTGCGACAAAATTCCAGTACCTTGCCCAAGAGTACAGTACCAAATCCACCTTTTTGGCACAAAGGGCTTACGCCGAGAAACTCGATCTGAAGGAGGCCGTCCCCCTTTTGCGTGCTGACAAGAAATGCTAGGAGTTGCTGGCCACCACTTGCATCTAGCCCCTCACCAAACACTCCAAAGGAGTGGGCAGGGGCGCGTGCGAGCCATGCATCCAAGAATTCATTCTTGTATTTAATCGGGAAGACCACTTTGAAAAGCTCTACCAGAGCATCAAAGTCGCTTCCCTCTAAAGGGCGAATCAAATAGGGTGGGGAAGGGGTACTGCAATCGGTTGAGGGCGACATTTTGGCATTGAGGGGGTTCTATTTAGATGTCAGAAATAACGCTTAAACCCGTGGCCATGAAAATGGGGATAAGGGATGCCGCAAAGTATGACAGGATTTTGCCCTGTGCGCCGCAACAATTTTTTCAGCTGGCTGTTTGGGAACACCACGCTCCAGATTGAGGTCAGCGAGAAAAATCGCATTGTAAAGACCACCTCCTACAATCTCCGCCCGCGCCGCAAACAGATTTCCTACGCGGAGGAATCCGAGTCCGAAAGGGAGGCCTGAACCAACAAACATTGAACACTATATAAATAGGGCTGCGCCCTATGTGTAGTACCGATTCAAAGTGAGTTGGTAGCGGCCAGCCCCGACTCTCAGTCAGCGCTGGCCTAAAGACCTCCGCCCCTGACAACGTGTGGGAGGTGGGCACGCGGGTTGGATTCCGATTCGCAGCCCTTCCTCTTAAGGCTACCTGCAGCAATTTAATCTCAACTGTCACTTGAACCCCAGATGTAGCCTGCACACCCCTGGAGTCCGTCCCTAGGATTCTTTACCGCACTCCTAATATGATTTTATCTAGTTTACTCCCTGCACTCAAAGGCTGCTCACAGCAACTCCCCCCATTTGCTTAAAATGAATCCCAGATGCAGCCTGGTAGAGGGGTAAACTAGTCCAATGTTAGATGGTACATTTATGGTGGTTGTATCGTATAGATACAAACCATGTAAAGGTACCATGTATCCACAACACATGTATGCGCTTGCTGCGCCCTATTAAGAATAAGGTGCAGCAACAGCAATAATGCCCTGTTCATGCCTTCTTCCTCCGGAAATATATCCCGACTCCACGGAATGGGGTCCAACGCTATGGACGATTCTGCACGGCCTGGCCGAGCGCGTCGGCACGGTGGCCTTTCCTCTTTTCCGCGAAGACGAGCGTCGCAACCTTGTACAGCTCTACAAGGCCCTCGGCAAGATGATTCCATGCCCCTCCTGTAAAGATCATTACGAGTCCTATTTGCGCGATCACCCTGTGGACAAAGTCCTCATGGAACTCCCCTATGAAGCCCTGCACAACTATGTGAGCAGCTGGTTCTGGGAGCTGCACAACTGGGTGAACGAGTCTCACGGAAAACCCACCTTCCCGTTTGAGTCTCTGCGCCCCGCCTATAAAGATACGAATATCCGCCGCGCCGTGCGCATGCTGGATATCCCCATGAAGAAGGCCATTCGGGTGCGCGGGGGACAGCAAATGGCCTATTCGGAATTTATTAAATGGGTGACCATGCTCTGTGCCGTATATGGCTGCTAAAGATCTGGCAGCGACAGCAATGCATTTCTCTTTTTCTCTTACGGATTTGAAATATGCTCCTAAACGGTAGGACAAATGGCTGTAAAGGGTCACTCCAGCGCTAAGAAGAATAAACAGCCGAGGCGCTGTGTGTGCGGTATGAGGACCCCCTTCCTCTCCACAGCGGCAGGACTCCTCCCTTTTAATCCGAAGCGGTTCGCAGAGTTGAATGGACTCCGCCCCATCGGATACAGGACGACCCAAGTATCGCATGGTCTACGCACAGAGACGGGGAAGGCCTAAGAGCTGCAGTGCAGGAAAGGCAATGGAGATCGCTCCGCAACAGCCCTTTTTGGATGCGATAGCCGAGTTCGTGGGTCAACCACCCGGAAAGATTGGCTGCTACGTGATTCATCTCAAGCGCGCAACGGAGCGTGAGGCGAATATGAAGGCGCTGCGTGAGGCTCTGGGTGGTGGTGTAGAGACTCTTAATGCACAAGAAGGGGCTACCCTGGTCGCCGAGGGACATCCTACTGGGTGTGTCTTTGATCCAGCGAAGCCGCGCACACCTGGAGAGGTGGGGTGTCTCATGAGTCACGCTGTTGCTGCACGCCTTGGAAGCCTCATGCAACAGACACATTTTGTGATCTTTGAAGATGACTGTGTGCCGAGTGAGGGATATAACACCGAGGCATTGAAGGCCTATTTGGCCGATGTGAGTCGGCTGGCGGCGGAATTCAAGGTCCGTGGCACACGCGACTTCCTCCTTTTGAGTTCTGGAGGCACCTATGATGTGAAGCCGCTCACGCCGCGCGTGAAGGCCTGCACGAAGTTCAATGGCTCCCACGCACTTCTCATGAGCGCGGAGTTCGCGAAGCGCTTTATCGGATCCTACGAACACACAACTAAAAAGAAGTTGTGCATCCCTGTGGATGCCCTCTATGGATTCGTGGCGAAAGTGTCGCGGCAGCCTGTGCTCTGTCCTGCGGGGGATACGGAGCTGTTCAAGCAGAACAGGGAGACGGGCTCCTATACGCTGGACACAGAGGGGAAAACGATCAGGACTGGTTAGGGGAGCGAAGCGCTCCCCTCACCCCTTCCTAGATGTGTTGCCCGCATAGCGGGCAACTAACTATTAGCCTGCGGCGCAGCGACCGTCTTATTGACCCAAATCAGCACTTCGTGATTTTCAGTTTTGGCTTCTCCTTCTGCAGCTTTGCCCTCTGCATTACCAATCTGGCACATGATGTTGCGCTTGTAGGGAATGCGCTTTACGGTCACTGCGCCCCCACCATACTTCTCCTTTAGAGCTCCTTCCAGGGTCTCCAAAGGAACAAGACTCTCGTCGTTGTAGCTGATACAGACATAGCGCGCCGGCAGGCGCCCCACGAGCTCCATGAAGGCCCCCAGCGCCTTCCCTTTTGAGTTCCAGGGCGACTGCATCGCAGGGTCAAACTCGGCTGCTCCGCTCACGCGATCAATGCGCCGATTCGTCTTGAGACCGACCGCGGGTTTGTCCCACCGTGTGATGCTGTCCCAGATATGGTAGTAGGTGGAATAGGAATGGGCTGAATAGGGGGGGTCCAGATAGGCCACGGAGGCTGGGGGGTAGACCAGCTTCAGCGCGTCGCCTACAAGGTGTTGGCCTGGGGCCCCTACCCCTGCGCCATTAGGATAGGGAAGATCCTCCAGCGTGAGCGCATTATTTGCCCGCGCCGCCCAGCTCTTCAGATAGGCCTGCTGCACGCCCACGGACGAGTCCACCTTGTCCATGGCGAAGAGGAGGCAGGCCACGAGAATCATGGCCTCATGATGGCTAATCTCTCCAGCGGCCTCCCACACAGCAATCGTATCTCGGATCACATCTGCCGCACGACCATTCGCAGGTTTCCACATTTTCACGACACCTCCGTCCGCCGTCACAACATCACAATAGTTGGACTCAATCCACCCAGGTGGGGCCTCGGCAGGATGAGCTGCCGCCGTCGCCTTTAGTTTGGTGAGAAGCGCGGGAATCCGCGCGGAAGTGTTGGGGGTTCGAAGTAGGAATGCGTGGGCATAGGCTTCGGATGCCCAAGAGAGGTCGGAGCTGGTAACGGTCCAGCCGGCTGCCCGAAAACTCTGGGCGACCCGAGTTGTACCGGTGAAGACATCAATGAGGGTGCGAGCCGTCCCTGTAGCCGTGGGGGGGAGCTGGGTGGAGATAAAGGAGTGAATCTCTTCAAGGAGGGCAGCTTTGCTGCCAATGTATTTGACGCCATGAGTTGCAAAGGAGGAGATGGTCGGCGGCATGTAGTTGTATAGGCGGTTAAAAATGACCGACCCCGTTCAAATTTAGCTAGGGGAACGAAGCGTTTATAGCCGGCTTTGCCGGCGTCTAAAACGCGGCGGGTCATCCGCCGCTTTTCCCCTTTGCCCCTTCCTAGATGAGTTGCCGCAGCGCGGCAACGGATTATATGCCTGCGGCGCAGGAATCCCCTTTAACTATGATACTCTCTAGCGCAGAAGCGGAACCACAACCCTCTCCAGCCATCCTGAAAGGGCCGCAGGTTCGCGCGCTGTTCCCCAGAGAAAGAGGTGATCCTCTGCAAAGGCGAAGGTGGCCTGGAGCTCCAGGCGATACTTCCTCTTTTCCACCATGGATCCTGAGAAGAGGTAGCCTACAGGATGATAGTTCACGCCCATCATCTCTTGGATAAGTGCAACGATGGAGGGAGTTGCATACTTCGCCGCCCGCTCATGTGCATTTCCAGAGTCATTCTGGTGCTTGCATTCAATGAAATAGGCGCGCCCTGTGGCTTTACAGAGGATTTTCACATCCGGTGTACAACCTCCTCCGCTCGCCGCAACCTTCTTTCCAGCCCGCCAAGTAAGGAATCGCCCCGCATCGGCATCCCACCACACCTCTGCAGTTGGACCATAGACTGCAGGATTCTGCTTCCAGTCATGGTAATAATAGAGCTGCTTGAGGTCCATCGGCTCCTTTGTGACTTCATAGGCCCCAGAATAGGCCGCGTCAAGGTAGGCGCGAATGACATCGGCCACGTCATCACGTGTCTTGGCCCCGCCTGTCACTGCCTCCATCTGCCAGTTCTCACGGCTCGCGAGATAATGCTTGGGTGCCGTGGGAGTTGGCTCCGTCATTTTGATAGATAGAGTTGTAGGGGGTGATGCCTATTCAAATCCATAGGCAGGAGCTCAATTTTTCACTCCAATAAATCGTCCCCCTTTATAGGATAGGATGGCACGGAAGAAGACCACACGCAAGATCAAACGGAGAGGCGCGACTACGCGACGGGCCAAGCGTCGTGTGCGCTTCAACTTGAAAGGGGGTGCAGGTAGCGGCCCTGTCCCTGCCCCCAGTGCAGGGGCCCCAACCCCTAGCCCTCTTTTTCAAGAGGCCTATGTGATTACAATGCCCGAGTTTCCCGAACGATTTCAACGCATCAAATCGCACGCCACAGCCGCCGGCGTGCCGCTCCAATCCTTTCCAGGTGTCAAGGTCACACCTCAAGAAAAGGACAAGCTTCCTCCGCTGGGAATAGGCACAACCCATTTTAAAGACAGGACCGGTGCAACATTTAATCTCGGTGTTGTTGGCTCCTTTCTAGCCCATCGGAATCTCATGGGGCACATTGCCCGTTCTGAAAAGAAGGGTGCAACGCAGGGAACACTCATCTTTGAAGACGATGTGGTCATTCCACCCGATTTCCGCCAACGGCTTGCGGCTATCCAGGCAGAAGTCCCCGCCGACTGGGATGTCCTCTTTTTAGACAAGTTCCACCAAGAGGGGCGCATGGTCAGCCCTCACATCATGAAACTAGAGCGCGATATGACAGCCCAAAAGAATTGGGGATTCTGGGCGTTCATTGTGCGCAACCCCTCTGTAGCAAATAAGATTCTGCAGACGATGGAACACATGTTAGATGTGGCTGATATTCAACTGAACAAGTTTGCGCATAAGATCAATATGTATCTTGTGCAACCCGGTATTGTGACACTTGATCATGAAACTGCATCAAAATCCACTATAACGGCAATGGATCTGCAGAAGGGTGGGGCGAGCCCTCTTAAAGTCTTTGTCTACGCGAATGATCCGAGAAAGCCTGCGTTTCAGCTGTTACTTGCCTCTCTGAAGCGTGGAGGCTATGATGTACACCTGCTTGGAGAGGGGCAGCCTTGGCGGGGATTTGCAGAGCGCATGCGGGCCTATCAGGCAGCCGCCGCAGCGGAGCCGCCTGGCAACCTTATCGCATTCCTGGATGGCTACGATTCTATGGCGATCCTTCCTGCCTCTGTTGCCGTGGAAAAGTTTCTGGCACGCCCTCGCGCCGCCCTACCCATCCTCTTTAGTGCCGAGCCATATTGCCTGGGAAACTGCCATAAAGAACAGCTTGCCTGGTTTGATCGCCATCCTACAAAGCTCGGCAGTGCCGCTGCCATTCGGGGCGGGCTACAGCCTCTACCTGATCGGCCGACTGATACAGTTAGCGTGGTGCATCGTACCTCTCCAGTCTTTCTAAACGGGGGAGCTGTTATGGGCAGGGCAGGGGCACTTGCTTCCTTATATGCGGCAGCCCTTGAAACAGGAGACATAGATGATCAGCGCGCGCTGGGGAAGCTACTTGCTGCATCTAGTACCAACGCTGCCACTGAGATAGATCTTGACGTAGAAGGCAGTGTCTTCAGGACGAAGGTGGCTACTGCAGCGAGCAAGATGGTTGATGAAGGCAGCCCAGCGGGCCCTGCCCTCCTTCACTTTCCAGGAATGTATGGAAAGGAGGCCGAGCTGCTTCAAAGGATGAGTCAATACCTGTGAAGTCAACCGAATTCTCCTGAAAAATTGAGGCGGGGGTTGCAACAATACCTGCATCTACTCCCCTATACAGCAATACCTCCGCAATGAACATCTTCTATTTGTCTCACCGCCCCTCGCGCTGTGCGCGCTGGCACTGTGACAAGCACGTTGTCAAAATGATTCTGGAGACGGCCCAGCTTCTCTATACGGCGCACTGGTTCCTCGCGGCAGCTGCAGGTACCAAGCCAGATCTTTCCACCGCCCCTTTCCAGCTTAGCAACCCTTCCCAGCGCGGCTACCTCTCCATCCGCAACCCGCGTCACCCCTGCGCCATCTGGACGCGCGAGAGCCTCGCCAACTACAAGTGGCTCTGCGAGCTCGGCATGGCACTCTGTGAAGAGTTCACGCACCGGTTCGGTGGCACACACTCCTGTGAGGAGCACATCTATTGGCTGCACGCCCATCCGCCTCCCACCATTCCGCGCAAAGGCTGGACGATCCCTGCGCAGGCCATGCCAGACGAGTATCGCAGCTCAGGGAACTCCATCAGGGCCTATCGCGCCTACTACAAGCTCAATAAGGGCGAGGTTCGCGGCATGCTCACCTATTCAGCTCGCCACAAGCCCCACTGGCTCTGAGGGGGGGCAGCGTTCCCCTCAAACAATTGAACGGACACCCCCAACCCTTTTTCAGTATCCACTTCCCCGCAACCGACGCAATGTTCAGTTCTCTTCGCGATCGCTCGCTTGATACGCAGTTCATGGCCTTCTTTGATGATGATATGCAGCGGCCGGTGGCGCAGTATGGTCAGCGCTACACGGCTGCCCGCTACAAGATTCTCGGCTTCGTGGCCAGGGGCGCCGTTCCCTATTCGTGGTCCTCCAGTGAGCACATGCAGCGCTTTGATGTCTTTCGCCCCGCTGTGACGCTGGGTGAGCAGCACAGAGGAATGACTATGAATCTTCGCACGGAGTCCCCCACTCCTCTTCAGTCAAATCCCGTATACCTGCGACAGGAGAATGGACATGATTGTATGGCGATTCTATGGCGCACACGGTGGTCCGTGTGGTATGAGGCACAGGGGCGGTGGATTCCTGTGGTTGGCGCCGCGGAGCCCGCGAGCATCATGGGCAACTATCTCTATCAGGCGGATGGCGACACACAGGAGAAATGTTCTTCGCGTCAGATTGTGCAGGCTTCTGAGCGGCTCCGTGTCATGCAGGGGATTCGCGCGCCTATTCTTGTGGACTCCGCGCTCGTGAATGGATGGGCGACTGGAGGGAATTCACGCGCCCCCCCTCTCTTTCCAGCAGCAGATCCCTTTGATACTGAAGAGGATGAGGATCTCCGCCTGGCGATTCGGCGAAGCCTGGAGCAGAGGCCGCCGGTCTACGAGATGGTTCCCCCCGCAGCTGGAAGTGTGAGGCCCTCTGCCCCTGCAGCTCCTGCAGCCCCAGCCGCCGCCCCAGCCGCCGCTCCAACCTTCGCACCCCGCTATGTACTGGAGCTTCTCAAGCGCGACGCCGTGCAAAAGGGCGAGTCCTGCCCCATTTCCATGACCCCCTTTCAAGAGTGCGAGTCAACTACCGTGACCTCGTGCTTCCACCTGTTTGACACGGAATCCATCTCGGCATGGCTCCAGGGTCACTCCACCTGCCCAGTCTGTAAGCAGAAAGTCGCCGCGCGAGTTGTCGTGTAAAAATTGATGCCGGCGGTGCCGCGGCTATTTTTCACTACCAAACCACCCAGGTCCTACCCACGCCCCACCTTTAAAGATGAGCAAGTACGAGCCCGAGGCGCCTGCTGACTACGAGGCGGAGCTCCGTGCGCGCAGCTATGCCTATGAGATGTCCTGGCTGGAGTATGAGATTCGTCGTGCCGAGCGCGATTATCACACCCTCGTGAAAAAGGCCGGCTGGTCCGATAATGACTGCGCGGAGGCCGATGCGATCCAGAGATTTATTGCGGCAAAGCGTGAGGCGGTGACGGAGATGCAGGCTGCCTATGATGCAGGGGCTCGTTAGACCTCCGACTCATCCTCCTCTTCAGGAATGCCCGCCCCTTTTTCATCGCCCTCGCACCAGCTCACCCGCCTACAGAGGAGAAATGCAATGATGAAGCATGTTGCACTTGTTGCCGCATAGCCAAAGAACTCTATCATACGGGATATCATCTGAGACTGAAATCCAGTACGCCAACTGTAGATTGTAACTCCTGCGGCAACGAGCACGAGGCCTCCATAGAGAATCTGTCGGCAGCGGCGGGCCGCATCCCTGTCCTTCCTCTTCTGATAATACTTGTACTCGGCCTCTTCATGCGTGGAGAAGTCTGGCGTGCGAATCCGAAGCGCGGTGACGTCGGGCGAATAATCCTCTGGAGGCGTATACATTCCGTCCATGATGTCAGGGTTGGTGATGGGGATAGGCAGTGTGTACGCGGACAATTTTAGGGGGTGAGCCCTCGCAACCCCAACTCAGTAGGGAAGTAGCCAATCGCCATTGGCACGCATCTTTCCCTTTTTAGCATCCCCCACGAGGTAGTTGTAGTGCAAGAGCATGGCCACTTCGCGCATGATACTCCCCCTTTTCAGCATGGAAGCATAGGCTCCGTTAGGGTAGAGGGCACGGGGCAACGACAGCACGGGTACACCAGCCGCCGCCAGGCGCTTGTTGACAAACGGCTGATCCTCAGGACACTCTCGCCACACCTCTTCAGCTTCTGCTCCGCCGAGACGGAGCACATCGCGCATAGCGGGCGCACCGGCCACTGACCACGCAAAAAAGCCGGTGCAGCGCCAGGGGCAACCCGTTCCAGAACAATCCACCCGTTCGCGTTCGTCGCACTGCATGAGAACTGTGTCATGCGCTGTGGCGAGACGAGTCTCTATGTCCGGGACAAAATCGCGATAGACAGCAATGTCTCCGTCAATGTAGATGATTTGCTTGGCTGTGCCAGCGGTAACCCCAGAGAGCATGTCCAGCTTGCGTCGATTCATGAGCTGAAACTGGCGGGAACCAAAGGGGGCGGGAGCAGTTGCAGTGCCGTCCAGTGTGGCCGGCCCTCCTTGGAGCCGGATACAGGGAATACCTTCACGACGGAGAAAGGAGTACGAGGCCGCGTCGGTGCAAAAAATGGCTAGACGCCAAGGCACGCGGATCTCTTGAAGGTGGCGCACGAGGTTGAGCGTGTAGAACTTGTAGCCGTTGCTTGTCAGCGTGCAGATGAGGCTGCCCGTCGGCGTGATGTATTTGGACACCTCCTCTTGAGAAAAAGGGGCACTGGAGGAAGCCATTTGCTTTACTGGATCTTCAAAGAGACCGTGAATTTCCTCACACGCTGTCCAGTCATCTTGTGCCGACAGAGCTCAACGAAGCTGATGGAGTCAGTGGCGATGTGCACCTCGCGATTCACGCAGTCAATGCGCACGTCGTTCCCGTGGGCTCGCCACTCCACCTTCTCTACAGTGTAGGGGGTGTGGTGGAAGAGGTTTGCAATGCCGGCCACGCCCTCTACGTTGCAGCGAAAGGTGATAGAGGTGAGCTCTGCGTTATCGGAGTTGAGGGCTCCATCAAGGTGATCCGTCAGCGAATCGTGGAAATCTCCATCTGTCTCCAGGGCCATTTTGGCGCTGAAGGTAGCGAAGGCGGGAGGCTGAGCACTGTGCATGGCAAGATACTCAAGAAGGTGAATGAGGTTCTCAAATCCGAACGGGTGAGGCATTCTTGCGTGTTGTAGCAGCTCAGCAGGGTGTGAGTTGTTACCGGCGACGGCGGGCAGCCAATTTTATGGCGCGACCTCGTCGGTGGGAGCTGCATTCCCCACATTCAGGGCGATGGGTGCTGTAGAGCGCCGAGTCTGTCCACGCCCTCGGTTTGCAGTCATAGCCGCCATTGCCTCCTTTAAAGGAATGTCTTCGTCACGTCGTTTGAAATACTCTAGGACGGCCGCGCTGGCGCGCGGGTCACGGAACTCGGCCAGGCCGTCGGCGTTCACCTTCGTAATCTCCTCCCACTCCCCTTTTAAGAACTCCGCCACATCTGCATATCGGGATCTATATTGCCGTTTCTCCGTGAGCCCGTGAAAGAGGTGCAGAGCCTTGAGGCCGAGGTATCCCACGCTCGGCGCAACCCCTTTGAAGTTGGCGTGGTAGATTGGCCATTCCTGTACGATGAACTCTGCGATTTTGTGATCGGTCCGAAACGTTTCGGGTATGGCGTCTACGAAGAAGTTAAAGGTGAACATCATATCGCCGTTGCCGACAATAGAACGTGGAAAGAATCCGCCGAGAGCTTGGAATATTTCGCGTCGCATGGCCCAGGCGAATCCAGGATGATAGGTGTGTATCTCTCCAGGTTTGCCGGCGAGGCCCTCCGCGAGGGCGTAGCCATAGGAGAGCTTTTTGCTGCGGATACGTGTATTATCGGGCGTGAGCCAGCAGGCCTCTTGAAAGGGCTGTAGTACATCCACCGTGTTGAGCTTCACGGAGATTTGGTTGATCCAATCGGGTGCATCAAAGAGAATATCGCCGTCCAGGAACACGAGCTTCGTATACTGGGCTGGTACGCGGGCCTCCAGAAGATTGAGGAGCTGCTCTTTGTAGAACATGAAAGACTCTGAGCGGACGTGGAGATCGGCCTCAGGGAGTTGGGGCCGGCGACCGGCAAACACACATTCTGCAACGAAGTAGGGAATACCCACAGCCTCCATGCATTTCATGATGTAGCGGATGTTCTTGAGTATGCGCTTGAAAGGGACGGGATTATAGAAGGCGAGGAGCACGGCGGTGTCCTGGACTTCGGGTTCAATGTAGATGCATTTGGAGCGACCTTCGCCGATGTCGTAGAGGGGGCGGCGCCTGGTCGCTTTTGGAACTGGCATCCTTCTTACTTTATATGGGGGTTTCATTCTTATAGGGCTTGTGTAGCGCAGGCAAATAGTATCGCATACTCTGTTAGAACATGTCAGTCCCATCGGCCCCGCAGATTGTCCCCCGCCCCCTTTGCAGGGATGGGGAGATTGTCTTTTACTGGCAGCCTCCTGCGGACACTGGAGGCTCCGCAATCACGGCCTATACTCTTTATTGCCCAGCGCTCAGCCTTGCACAAAGTATTGCGGCGGATCAACTAACTTACGTGGCGACAGGTATAACAAACCAGATTGACTATGCATTCAGCCTTACGGCAACGAATAGCACAGGCGAAGGTCCTGCCGCCAACTTCCGAACGGTGCAGACGGGCTCTGTACCCTATGGTTCTACCTATGCCACCGTGAGTACGGTGAACGAGTCTACTGCGCGCCTTACATGGGATCTGTCTACGATTGCAACTGAGGCGTTACCAAAGTGGATACGCATCCGTGGCATTCCTAGCACGATTGGTGTGTCCAGCTTCAGCTGGGCGACCTATCCCTCCCGTTTTGATTCTATCCGCACGAATCTGTCCACAAACTGTTATTATCAGTTCTCTGTGCAGGCTGTAAACGACGTCGGCTACAGCTACCCACCCATGTTCACAGATACGATTGGCTTTGGAATAAACGCAGGCACGATCGTAACAGATGGTCTCTTGATTAACTTCAATGCAGATTCATACAGTGGGTCTGGTTCTACCTGGACGAATGTTGGGTCACTGGGTTCAGGCTATGATGCTACTGTTACGAGCGGTAGTATTACAAAGAATATGGATAACAATGGTATTGTACTGAATGGCTCAACGTACCTGAACTTCGCCAACCCGAATCTGGGAAATAACTGGACGTTGTCTGTGTGGTATAAGTTGAGTACCCCTGCAAACGGGATCTCGGCGATTGTGTCAGATTGGTATGATGGTACAAATGTTAACGCCAGCCTTCTTACAAATTATATCAGCGATAACAATCAGTTCTGCGGTGCATTCTATAATGGTGGCTTCACAGATGGTCAGCGTGTAACATTTGCATCTGGTGAATGGCAGCAGATGACTGTTACATGGAATGGAACAACGGGTGATATGAAGACGTATGTGAATGGTGCGCTCACCGATACCTTTAATAATGCGGGTCAGGTTGCGGCAAGCTCTGGCAGCCCATATTATATCGGTACAAACTGGGACAACACCTATTATGTGACTGGCGAACTCGGTCAGCTTCTCATCTACAGCCGTCCTCTCACAGATGGTGAAGTAGCGCAGAACTATGCGGCGACGCAGGCGGGATTTGTAAATTCTCCATTCACTCCTACAGGTATCGCCGACATGACTTTGTGGCTTGATGCAGCCGACGCCTCTTCAGTAACATTGAGTGGCTCGGATATCACCGCCTGGGCAGATAAGTCTGGTGAGGGCAATAGTTCAACATTAAAGCTCGGTGGCCTGACATACTCTACGAATGTCAAGAATGGAAATAATGTATCCGTATTCAATGGGGGTGCACTCTTCGGCAACTTCTCATCTGAATACACGGGTAGTTCCATCACCTATTTCTTCGTAGGCACCCTATCAGGCACAAACAGTCAATATGCTAGTATAATGTCCATTGGCTTATTGAATACACCTGATTACTCTGATCAACGATGCATGAATGTACTTGGTCGTTCTGATAGTTCCCCTAATCTTGTATCCTACCGCAATCTCTCCCCGTACACCCCTACCACGATCAGCCCAGGCGGCTATGATACATATGTATTAGTCGCCGTTGTGGTGGAGAATAATGTTCAGACAGTCTACCTGAATGGAACACAGGCAGGACAGGTCACCTATGATTACACCCCTAGCTTTGATCTCGAGGGATGGTCTATGGGGAACAGTGTCCGCGACGGCAGCTTGAGTACACAATACACGGCGTTCAGTGGTGTGCATGCTGAATCTGCAATGTATACAGCCGCATTGTCTACAAGTGATCGTCAGAAAATGGAGGGATACCTTGCATGGAAGTGGGGCATGCAATCTGATTTACCTGTTGGACACCCATACAAGAATGCGGCGCCCTAAATCCGATCCATAATCTAGTCCCGACCACCCGGATTCGGTACTGCGGTAGCAGGGGGCGCCCATGATATCTCTATAGTATATCCAATCGTACCGTCGGCGTCCTCCTCTTCATTGACCCACATGGCGCATCCTGGAAAGAGGGGCTTCACGCGCTTCCCAAATGCACCCAGGGCGGCCACCTCTTCCGCGTCACGGGGCTGAAAAGGGGGGTCCAGCACAACGCTATAGCGGCCAAGGGCCGCAGCATCTTTAAAGAGTTTGCCGGCGCGCCGGCGCAGCCAATCAATCCAATCCGCGCATCGCTCGTCCTTGGATTTCTGCCGTTCCTGCAGCTTCCCCAGGAAGTGCGCAGTTGCCGCACGCAGCTCATAGGCTGTCGCAATAACACCACTCTCTTCAGACATTTCCTACCCCTTTTGAAGCCCCTTCGGTTTAACCCACTCCTCCTTTTTCTCCCGAGAGAGTATAGAAGATGTCCCAAGAACCTACTCTCCCTACGTATAGTGTCGCCCAGCTTACACAGCTCTACATAGATAGCCGCAATGCTGTGATGTCCGATGTAGTTAAACACGCCTATGCTGTTATCCTTGATATAGTTGCGCGTGGAAAGACTTCCGCAATGATTGACCATATTCTTCTGCATTCCGAGTGGCTGAAGGAGGCTCAGTTTGTGGCAGACTTAGAGAGTGCCCTGCACGCCTTATTTCCTGGGTCCGATATTTCCATTGTCTCTGATTCCCCTGCCCCCCCTCGTATATCCTTCGCATACACCCCCCTTTAAAGGGCTATTTGTGTGCGTGCGCAATACCTTACCCTCCAAATAGAATATGAGCCAGGTACCGAGCGCCCCCCTTATTGAGCTGCGCCCCTGGTGTAAACCTGGCGAGGCAACTTTCTATTGGCAGCCTCCCGCCACAGACGGTGGACAGCCAATACTTCAGTATACCCTTGCATGTGATGCAATCTCTTTCTCTGCCGATCTTGATCCTGACCAGCTTACGTATACAAAGACTGGCCTCACGGACGGTATAGAGTATACATTTACACTGACTGCGACAAATGCAAATGGTGCGAGTGACCCTGCAACCTTCCGAACGGTGATGCCTGGTACGTCACCGTATGGCCCCACCTATGCAGAACTCAGCACAATAAATGGCAGGACAGGGCTTATTAGCTGGGACCTGTCCACGACAACCACGGAGGGCGAGGTCAAATGGTTCCGTATCCGATCTATTCCTAGCACGGTCGGCATTCCCAGCGAAGACTACACGGCGTATGCGAACGAGCGCCAGGCCATTGCGACGAATCTCTCTAATAACACCTATTACCGATTCAGTGTGGAGGCCGTAAATGATACGGGGTACAGTCAGCATGTGGGGCTGACGTCTAATCTCCTCTTCTATTCGCCCCGCCCTGGTGGGCTGCGGGTCCACATTGACGCGGCCGATCCCGCCTCCTATCCAGGCAGCGGCACAACGTGGTCCAACCTCGTCACGTCTAACTCTAGCAACTACTATATTCTCGCGAACGGACCTACGCTGTCCAATATCTCCTATAATGCCACCAACAACTCCACGATGATGTTCAACGGGTCAGATCAGTACATTCGGATGGCAAACAGTCTTGCTCCTCTTATGTATACGGAGGGGTTGTCCAATGAGACGCGCGAGTTGTGGCTCTATTGGCGCGGTAGCAACGGCGTTGTGATGTCTGAAGAGGGACAGGCAGGGGCGCCTGGTACTGGCTGGAATGATGTGCAGATTACGATTAGTTCCTCTAAGCTGATTATGGGCTTTTGGAGTGGAGTATTTACACAATATCAAGTCTATAGCGGGCTCGCATCCAATCAATGGATGCACATTGCCTACGCCTATTCTAACGATACAAATACACTTGCCGCGTATGTGAATGGTGCACAGACGTATTCCAACGATGGTGGGCCACAGAGAGAGTTTCCTGGGACTGGATATTACTTGAATTTGGGAGCCTCCTCTTCAGGAAATCGCATATCAAATCACTATTATTACGGGGGTATCGGTGAATACTCGTGGTATAACTGCTACTTGAGCGGCGACGAGATTGCCAGCAACTATAATGCTCAAAAGGCGCGGTATGGACTCTAAGATGTGCGGTCTAAAGTTCCTATGTGCTGACTAGAAAAGGATGAGTTGTGCACACGAACTTATTCTCTTGAATCGTAAGACTCTGCGTACCGAGTGCTACGATTGTAAGGTCGTGCTGACGGAGCCTGTAGCGTCCGCCCTTCCGCTCCCACGCTCTCCAGCCCTTGCGCCTGCAGCCACCCCCTCTACAGGCCCCTGCACACACATGCTTGTGCAAGCAAATCCCGTTACAAATATCGTGACATGCCAGCTGTGCAGTGAAGTGCTCACGCGCGACACATATACTGATACTAAAGGTGTGACGCGTGCGGCGGCGAGTGACAGTGCCGGCGTATTTGCTATGCCAAAGTATTTACAGGATACACAGTTTCGGGCCACTGAGATGGCTAGCCACTTTGGAGCTAGCTATCAAGAAGCCTATGCGGGCGAAGAGAACGATGAGGGCTGGACGCCCTTTAGTGGCGCCCCCTGCCCCCACCCCTTAAAGACTGCCCATCCGCGCACGGGCGCACTGACGTGCAGCGTATGCAAGGCTGATCTGTCGGATGAGTAACCTCCGATTATTCTCACACACCTTATAAAGAATGTCCACAACGCGCAAGGCGAAGCAGTCCTATGTCTGTAAACAAATGGATATGTCTATGCAGCCGGCGGCATTCAAGCGCCTCTCTCCAGCTGCGCAAGCAGCCTGGCATATGTGTTACTCCAAGCGCCTTACGCGCCGCGCTGCACATATTAAGCGCGCCCGTGAGAAGCAGTGGCTGAAGGTGCAGGCGAAGGATCAGCTCAAATGGGCGGATGAAATCCGGCGGAAGCACAAAGTTGCTCCTCTGACAGTGGAGTAGGTATAACCCATACCGCCGCCCCTTTAAAGACATCTCCACACTCCTATAGAGCAGAAGGGAATAGGTGCCTCTACAGTAAACATGGGCTGATTTAAATGTCTAGAGAGTTAAGCCACTAGAAAGTGGCAGCTCCCTATACTTCACCTTGGACGGGCTATATTCGGACGCCCATTCCCTCTCGTTCAAATATATCTTGTATACAACGATTCATTCAGTGGTTGAAATACAATCTATGCTGTTTTCATCGCGTTACTTACAGGAAGAATCGCGATGAGATACTACTATGCTATGGGCCATATGAGTATGAACCAGCAGAAGTGAGTGATATGATTATCGGGTTTGACGGTAAGCGCGTGAAGTCCTATAATCCCTATAGCGGTGAGCCATGCCCTCATTACCTGACAAGCACGAACTGCCGCACGTGCGAGAAAAGGTGCTTGAACTGCAAGGTGTCAGTCTAAACCGCCACACCCTTTACAGCATAGAATGATTCTTGACCCCGCACCAGTCTCTATAGTGAATGAGCCTTATGAAAAAGCGCTGGCTCAATATAACCAAGAGTTATATCTTACTACAACACCACGATGGCGTCGGTGTCTTCGTTGGTTTAACCTAGCGTTAACATGTTGCGTACCTCGTGAATCGTTAGCGGAATATCCCTCTTGGTTCAAGCCTGTAGAGCAACTTCCAGAAGGTGTATATGTGGGGCTAGATGGCTCACTCGTGAAGGCTCCTGCGACCCCTATTGGAGAAATGTCTCCAACGAAGCTGAAGGCTCCAAATCCTCCGCAAAAGTTCACATAGCACTGATGGGTATACCACCCCCTTCTCTTTACAGGTTATAGCTGATAATGACAATGCCGGACCCGCCTGCCCCTCCAGACGCTCCTGCCCCTCCCATACTGGTTGTCATGGCGCCCCCGCCTCCCTCTCCAGTATTCGCCGCGCCAGTGGCGCCGGCAAGATTGGTAAAGGATTCGTCTCCCCCGTCACCACCTGCACCGTACGTTACAGAAGACCCACTTATACTGTTGTCAACGCCTGCACCGCCTGCACCGCCCTCGGCAAATGTGGCGTTTCCAGGGGTGGAATCAGAGCCATCGGCGCCGGCTCCGCCGGCGCCCCCCCCTCCACCTCCACCGCCGCCCAGGCCTCCACCTGGGCCGCCACCCGCATCATTATTGCGTGTGCCGCCGCCACTCCCGCCAGTGGGAGCAGTATCACCATCTTGTGCTGCACCTCCTTTAGAGACGGTGCTCGTTTCGTTCGTGAGACGGCTTCGGAATCCCTGACCGCCACCAGCGGCTATTACAGTGGCGAATACGGACTGCTCGCCATCTTCGCCACTTGCCTCACCACTACTATTTCCAAGTCCGCCCGCCCCCCCTGCGCCGACTGTATAGGAGTAGCTAGTTCCAGGTGTGACAGAGAGTGTACCGGTCTTTACGGCTCCGCCTGCACCTCCACCACCTGAACCGGTTCCAGATGCAGCTCCGCCACCACCCCCACCTCCTACTACCAAGTATGATACGGAGGTCACGCTACAGGGTGCTGTCCATGTAGCACTACCGACTCCTGTGAAGGCCTCTATAGTCAGGATTGTTCCGGAATGGACGCAGTCACCTCCGCCCCCATCTCCAGGAGCAGTCGTTACACAACCACTGGCCTGTATCGTAGAGAGTGTTTCCGCTGTAGTAAATACTGCCCCAGTCATAATATCAGTATAGGTACTCGATGCTTTGTTCGTGCCACTCCCACTTTCAAGATTGATTCTAGAGGCGCAGCCGCCTTCTACACGCTCTCTTTGGAGACGATAGTTCGCATAGAGAACACGAGTCTGTATATCCCTGATGTAGTCTGATGCGTTCTTGTTTGTGAACATTCTCTAGTTAGTACTCACAAAATACCTTCCCTTTCTGCTGCTTTCGTTTCAACGTAATGCTTTCACAATGATCCGCAAAAATTGAGGCGTGCAGCGGCGCACGCCGGCCTACACTCCCTTTCCAGCACCAACAAATCCAAAATGGCAGACATTGAGGACATCGCGGTTCAGAGCCAGGCCACCCAGATCCCCCGCGGACACCATGAGCTTGTTCAGCACCTTCTGACACTTCCCGCCGCAGCATGGGACACGCCCGCTGCCCTCCGCGAGTCCATCTGGCCCATGTGCCGTGCGATGAAGATTGGTCCTCCGTCCAAGCGTGCCCTCGGCATTGCCTATCGCGCGGCGCTGGAGGCGGACCCGAGCCTCGTCCCCAACCCAGCTTTCCAGTCTGCTATGGTGCACAAGGCTGTGCGGAGCGCGAGCGGGATTCTCAACATCAGTGTGTCGCTGCCCGCCGGCGACTTCAGCTGCAAGTACAACTGCCACTTCTGCCCGAATGAGCCTGGGATGCCGCGGTCCTATCTCAGCAATGAGGACGTGTTCAAGCGCGCGGCCGAGGTCGGCTTTGACACGGTGCAGCAGGTCTACCTTCGCTTTATGAATCTTGCGACCAATGGTCACACGATTGATAAGATTGAGTTCCGTGTTCTCGGCGGCACCTTCAGCTGCTACGACCATGCGGTGGCGGACGAGTTCATCCGCGACCTCTATTACGCCGCCAACACCTACTACGAGGAGCGCGGTCGGCCGCGCGGGACGATTGAGGAGGAGCAGGCGCGCAACGTGACGGCACGTGTGCACGTGGTCGGCCTCGGCGTGGAGACGCGCCCTGATGAGATCAAGCCTGCAGAGATTGTGCGCTTCCGTCGCTATGGCATCACGCGTGTGGAGATTGGTGTGCAGCACACGGACGACGCCCTTCTCCGCCGCGTGAACCGCGGCCACGGCGTGAAGCATTCGCGCACGGCCGTTCGTCTTCTCAAGGACTATGGCTTCAAGGTGGAGATGCACATTATGGCGGACCTTCCTGGGGCGACTCCAGAGGGAGACAAGGAGTGTTACAGGGAGGTACTCACAGGCGAGGACCTCATTCCTGACTATCTCAAGGACTACCCGTGCCTGGACGTAGATTTCACGCGCATCAAGGAGTGGAAGGCGGCGGGCATCTGGCAGCCGTATGCGGAGCGGACTCCTGACGCGCGTGAGCTGAAGGATGTGCTCATCTATCGGCAGAGCATTACGCCCCCGTGGGTGCGCGTGAACCGTGTGCAGAGGGATTTCCAGGAGGCGCGTGAGGGCTGCCTGGGCTACACGAGCCAGGGGATTCGCTCCAACCTCGCGCAGATTGTGAAGGACGAGGCGGAGGCACAGGGCATCTACTGCCAGTGCATTCGGTGCTGCGAGGTACGAGGGCAGAGCTTTAATCCCGCGGCGATTAAGTACACGAGCACCCTCTTTCCAGCTAGCGGAGGACAGGAGGTATTTCTTGCGGCGAGCGTGCCAGCACAGCCGCGCCCTATCCTCTTGGGCTTTCTCCGCCTGCGCATGAGCGATGCGCTTCAGGAGTCTATTATTCCTGAACTCAGTGGAAAGACAGCTATGATTCGGGAGCTGCACGTCTATGGATCTTTGAAGGCGGTTGGTGCAGCTGGTCCGAATGGCGCCCAGCACCTTGGGATTGGTCGCAAGCTTCTTGAGACTGCAGAGGGGATTGCAATGCGACATGGGTATAAGCAGATTGCCGTTATCTCAGGGATTGGAGTGCGTGGCTACTACCAGAAGAATGGGTATGAACTCTGTGGTAGTTATATGATGAAGGCATTCCCAAATGGTACTAGATGTCTGTGTTATATGATTGTAATGAGTATTGTCCTTGCAATCGCAATAAGTATGATTCTTACGCATGTTTAGAGTGATTGTGCCGTATATAATAGTTTATACCATATCTATCTTTTTGGTGAGGTATCACGAGTGAATATCTTCTGGAAATCATCAAGTTCTAAGAAGAAGACATTGAGGGCGAAACTGACCGAAACGTTAGAGAAACTAGCAGAGATCAAAGAGATCTATCCTGAACTGAATAATGATGCTATTATACCGGGTGTATCTGAAGTGTCATCAGACTTCTATGACGTGATACTAAGTGTATCGTGTGTGTGTGGTTATGATGAAAGTCTCTTTGGTAGCGTATGGATTGTAGCGGAGGAAAGTCTCTGGTGTATCCTGCAGGAGGATAAATGCTCCGCGGAGGAAACTCTCTTGGCTGCGGATGGATTTGTGCGGAGGATAAATGCTCCGCGGAGGAAACTCTCTTGGCTGCGGATGGATTTGTGCGGAGGATAAATGCTCCGCGTGGGTGTATGCAGAGGATTAATGCTCCGCGCGGAGGAT